GGTGGCTTTTTCAATCGCCTTGGCTTCGATGTAGGCGTCCGCCCACTCATCAAGCTCCTGGCGGTCAAAGGCCACGCCCTGTTTGCCGATGGGGAATTCCCGCACGTTCGGCCTGACCGTCTTGTTGAACTCATCCCGGCACATGCCGAGATATCCAGGTGCATCGCCGAACCGGATGAACCGCGGCTGAATGCTTGAGGGCTTTGCTGCTGTGGCATTCGCCATGTCTTTCTCCATGCCGTTCAGGCCGTGAAGTGATATCCGACCTGCGCCGACCGGGCGGCTTCCTCGGTGCGGAACATGAGTTCTTTGGTTCCAGGCCAGCCCTCGGCCGTGTATTCCACGGATACCCACCAGTGGCCGAACTTGCGGTACGGCTCGTCGAGGATCTTCGTGACGTAGCAGTCGATCAGGTTCATGGATGGCTCCCGGCTCAGTCCCAACTGAGCTTTGAGGGTGTGGTCGGGATTGTTTCGAGGGTGGCCAGATCGAGTAGGGTGAAATACCCACCGTCCTGCGGCCGCCAGCCCATGGTGTCGATGTGGATTACGTTGCCGAGCGCCGCAGGCTTGTGCAGCGGGGTGTGGCCGACCACCAGAGCCCGCAGACCGTGCACGCCTTCGGTCTCGCCAAGCTCGATTCGGCTGCGCGACCACATGCAGGTGTTCTGTGTCAGCCTCAGCTGCTTGGCGGTTTCCGGCGCCTCAAGCGCGGCCCGCAGCTCATCCCAGGACGGGAATGGGCAGTCGGCGTGCACGACACCGACTAAGCCACCGGGTGTCTCCACCTCGATGGCGATTGGCAACTCGCGGAACTGGCCGGCAAACTCGCGCTGCTCATCCCAGGCCAGGCCGGCGAACCAGGCGCCGCCGTTGTACACCCAGTTGTCTACGTCGCAGGTGTCGAACCGGCAGACGTAGTCGTCGTGGTTGCCGCGCACCGGGTGGAACCAGGGCTTGGCCAGCCATTCGAGCACGTCGCGGCACTCGGGCCCACGGTCGACCAGATCACCAACGCTGAACAGGCGGTCAACTGCCGGGTTGAATCCGGCTGCATCCAGGGCAGCCTGCAGCCGGGTGAAGTGCCCGTGGATATCGCCGACCGCGAAATCGCGGCCAGCCGTGTTTGCGGCGAAGCGCTTGATACGCATCACCTCGATGTTTTCGAGCATGGTGTCTCCACGCCGCCGGCGGCGGCAGGTTGGTGGTCAGGCTGCTTTCTGTGAGTGCGCAGCGTCACGCCGGCGGCAGATTTGCACCTGCAGCCGGTAGGATCGGAAGCGGCGGCCGTCACCCGGTGAAATTTCCGGAGCGAGGTTTGCCAAGTCCTCTTCCAGCATGCCGAAGTAGTAGAGGTGCTCTCCGTCACCCATCCACTCTGGTTGGGCTGTCGCCCAATTGCGGGCCTGAACGCACGGAAGGCAGGTCTTGAAGCTTTCCATCGAGCCTTCCCAGCAGCCAGCCACCAGCTGGTACCGTTGCCCGGGATCGATGTGCCCGCGGCATTCGCAGCAGGTATGGCGCTTCCGGGCCACGGGCTCGGTCGTGGTCTGAAAATCAGACATGGTTGCTCCTCGCCCGCGCATGTCGGCGGGCTTGAGTTGTAGGGGAGGGGGTTAGTCCGAAGCTGGGCGCTTCTTGAAGGTGATCCAGTGCGTCTTTTCGCGCTTGCCGGACTTGTGGCCAAACAGGGGCTTTTCATCGGTGAGGGCCAACAGCTCGCTGACCAGCACCTGGGTTTCGTTCCACTTGAAGATCAGGATTCCCTCGGGCTCCAGCACGCGGAAGCACTCGGCGAAGCCCTGACGGATGTCCTCCCGCCAGTCGCTGGTCAGTAGTCCGTACTTGGCGCGCATCCAGCTATCGACGCCGGCCCGGGTTAGGTGCGGCGGATCGAACACGACTAGGCGGAAGGTAGAGGCCTCGAAGGGCAGGCGACGGAAGTCCATCAGCACATCGGGCTCAACCTTCAGCACACGGCCGTCGCAGAGCAGGTGCTCTTCGTCGCGGATGTCACCGAACAGGGCGCGCTGGTCCTCCTTGTCGAACCACATCATGCGGCTGGCGCTGCAAGGATCGAGCACTTTGACGGCGGCGCTCACGGCCTCAGCTCCTTCGGCACCTGGACGGTATCGCCGAGGGCGGCGGAGACGATCGCGCGTCCGGCGGCAAGCAAGTGGGTTTCTGCGCGAGCCGCCCCGACAGACTGACCAACCGAAACAACTGCCCTCAGCATTCCGGGGCGCGCCCACTGAAAGTCGGCCTCGTACTTATCGATCAGCGGCCCGCCCAGCGCCCAGTCCTCCCACGGGTTGTAGCGCTTGGTGTGCTCGATCGTCTGGCCCTTATAACGCGCGAACACGCGCCACGGCACGCCGTTGTAGCCGGGCGGGGCCAGCTGCAGGTCCAGGCCTTCCGCCTTACCTACTGCCCAGCCCAAGGCCTCGCCTGCCAGGTCGGCAGTCCTCACTTCGATTAGGTCGGTCATGGCGCCACCTTCAGCTCAGCTTCTCGCTTGTCGAATTGCTCCCGCGCATGCCGTTCGCGTGCCTCATACACCCGAAGGCATTTCTTGCAGGTGACCTCTTTCGGTCGGTCAGAGCCTTCCATGTCTTCGCCAACCTGGTTGCAGGCGATCTGGCAGTCGTGGTCTTCGAAGCAGCCGAAGTGCGAAACGAGATGGACGATCTTGCTCACAGCTGATACCTCTCATCAATCCAGCGCCCAGGCGCCAGAGCGGGTGTAGGTTCGGGTTGTGTTTCGTGCGGGGAGAGCTGGCGCTGGTTGCCGGTAACTTGCTGCATCCAGACCTTTACGCAGCTGATGGCGTTGCTGTCCAGCGAGTTCATGACGTAGCACACCACGCCGCGAGTCCTGTCCTCGAAGGACCAGACACCTGACGGCAGTTCGGTTGCACTGGTGCCAGCGGTCTGAGTTCTCACCTGCTGGCGCTGGGCTTTGCACTGGTCAGGGTCGCTACTCCAGCAGTCAGGTTGGCAGCCGGCCAGGTTGGCCAGCAGCAGGAGGCAGAGGGCGAGGCGGGTCATGGCTGAGCCCCAGCTAGTGCGGCTTGTAGTACGTCTTCCTTCGTAATGGTGTGGGTGTCCATCTTCTCGATGGTGAAGAAGTTGGGTTGGCAGAACTGGCGGGCCCAAGCCTGCAGCGGCTTCATGGCTTGCTCAAGGGCAGCCTTCGCCTCGTCGTCAATGTCCGGGTAGTTGTCGACCCATTCCCCCGCGTCGCTTCCGGCGGCGGCCTCGAACATGTGATTGAGCAGGTCATCGGCATCGGGGAGGAAGCTGGCAGGGTCTTCCTTGCAGACTGTTCCGGTATGTACAGTGTCGCCCACCTTGAGGCCGTTGCCCCGGCCTGGGCCGAAGCTGGTGCTATCCGCTGCGCTGCCGAAGTTGTCACGAATCAGCGCGGTAAGGTTCGGGTAGTCCCACGATCCGTCATCGCCATTCACTGACCAGGCTTCCTCGGCCTTCCGCCTCGCCCAGCTGACACAAGGGCCATCCTCTGTATCGAAGATCCCGAGCAGGAACCATTCAGGCCCCGGGCATTCAGGCTCCCAGCCGAGGCAGTGGCACTCGCCGTCGTCGTAAGGGTGGTGTTCGCCGATATCCGAATCCATGTGCCACTGTTTCAGCTCCAGCCCCTGTTGTAAGAGCCAGGCTTTGAAGGCCGCGTAGTCTTCGTCGAAGTCCGGCTCGTCGGGATGACTCCACCAGCCGCCTTCATCGCGCTCGACGGCCACACGTTGGATCAGCTTGATTTCTTCAGGCATGACGATTCCTTGGCCGCCATATCGCGGCAGTGAATAGAGGGGAGAGGGGTTAGGAACAGCGGTACTAGCCAATTATCTGATTCAGATCATTAATCATTCAGATGCGGCTTCGAGCTGCTGCGGTTAGGCTATGTTGGGTTAACGCACACAACTAAAGTCGTAGGAGGACGGCATGAGAATTCGCGGTGATGTTTTTTGGTCTTGGGCTGACCCGACGCTTCACCATAGGACTCATGACGAAACACTCGACGATGGAACGCTCATAAATGTCCAGGTGCGGCTGTCGCGGATAGGCAATACGCAAATGTTTATTGGGGTCTATGCGCCTTCAGGCATGCCCTTGCATGAAGAGGCCTTTGACTCTCGCCCTGGCGAATCGATGACCAGGGCAATGGCGTGGGGCGTTGGCCTTGCTCGCCGGGTTGCTACTGAGGGTGCCCGGAGCACGCCTCGTGCTGCGACCTGCTCGAAATAGAGGGGAGAGGGGTTACAGCTGGGTGTTGATGCGGGAGAAGGTGAAGCCCTTGTGAGTTCGCCGCCGACCCTAGCCGATTGGGGTCTGGTTATCGCTCATGGTTTTCTCCATGCATGCACCGGCTTGGCCGGTGTTGTACCTGATAGTGGCAATTTAATGGCATTTGGGTTATTCATTGTAATACCAGTCAACGAGATGAATACCCGATGGACCGCGAGCCAACAAACCAGGAAATCGCAGCAGCTCTCGGCATTGATGAGGATCAGGTTGATAAGTACCGTCAGGAGGCTGTGCTGCTGGGCGACGGATCTTGGCTTGTCCACTTTTCCTACGACATGCCGAGAGAGCTTCGGCACAGCTTCACCGGTAGCTTTACGGCGATTGTTGCGTGCGTTGAATCTTGTGTTGACGGGCGCGCAGTCGACTGAGGCTGGCTGGCAGCGAAGGACGGTCAGGCGTCTATCGGGAACTGTTTGGCAAGGGCCTGCTGCACCGTTTCGATGATGCGGCAGAGGTAGGCCCAATCTGGATTGGGCTCCATGGCATCGGCAGGCAGGTTCCACCAGTCGTCACCGAACACGCGGTGCATGAACTCGCGGTGGGCGCCGCCGCACTCATCGAGCGAGCTGGTGTGTCGAACATCCTCAGCCTCGTCGAGCAGGCTTCTGGCATCTTCTGCGTCCAGATCCCGGTCACGCCGCATTTGCACGATCACCTTCCGCGCTTTGTCGGCCAGCGCTTCAGCGCTGAACCGGCGAGAACTCAGCGACCGGTCGAAGTAGCCGATGATGTAGGCGTCGTGCAGCTTGCAGAAGAACTGGCCGATGGTCAGGCCATCCCACATACCGCCCCAGTAGGCGTGCCAGGTCTTGTCTTAGCAGCTGACGGTGATCTTGCCCTTGCAGGGCTCAAAGTCTTCGAGGTAGACGCTGATCGGGTCCAGGCCTTCGGCGCCAGTGATCAGCAGCTTGGTGACAGTGGAGGTCTCGACTTGCATTGCGGTACTCCATGCATGCGCCGCCCTCCGTGGCCGGATGCGGCTATTGCGGTATATTGGTCCGCTACCTCAACTGGAGAGCGGTTATGCGGAAACAGGTTGGCTATCGGGACAAGATGGGCGATGAGCAGTTCTACTACTTGGAGTTCGACGAGAACACGTACCAGTTCAGCTACGTGATCGAGTACATTAGCCGCACCAACAATGAGAGCTCTCGAAAAATGCCCCTGCACGAGGCGTCCGGCGAACGGGGTTTCCACAAGGCAGTTGAATTGATCAAATCGGGACTGTTTGGCGCAAAGGCTGACTAAGCCTCAATCAGCTGCTATCCGAAGCGCCTCGCGCGCCCGGAAATTCTCAAGCTTCCGCGCCACAGCCGGTGACACCGTTATTTCGTGGCGCGGCGGCTCCAGAAGAGGTAGCGCGCCGCCCGGGCCCAGCCCATGCAGGTGATGAATCATCAGCGTCATCGCCTCGCCCTGTTCCTCGATCCCGGTCCACTCCATCAGCTCCAGCAGGGCCTGTTTAGTCCCTGGTCGAACCTTCAAACGCAGGTCTTCTTCCTGCAACCGTGCGGCTTTGGCGCGGCGTTTCTCGTCGCGTTCCTTGGGTGACATCGCCATACGGCACCTCCATGATTCCGCTGGGCGGGATGTGTATGTGCAGCTGGCGGCGACGCTGCTGCGTGAGCTTCTGGATGCGTTTCATGGGTGGCACACCTCAATGGGCGTTTTCTTCGTCGAGCCAGACGGCATAACCACCAGTAGACGCTTGTTTCCTCGGTATACGCCCCAAGGCTGACCAGTGGATCTGGCCATGGCCGCCGCGTACTTCACGGCGGGCACGGGCTGGGAGATTGTGGCGATCATGGCCTACCCCCGATTCCGCTGGAGCGGGAAGTCAATGTCGAACTCGGCAAGAATTCGCGCAAACCTGCAGTTACCGATGCCAAGCTCCAAAGTCACGCCCCACCGGGACATGCCGGTATCACGCAGGGCAATGATCTTGTCGGCGAGGTCACGATCCTCCTGGCTCGGTTCGGCCTTTACCTTCTCCGGTCTGGCCGGCTTCGGCGGGCTGAAGAACCTGAATCCTCCCCGCGCTGCTACGCCCCAGAGAGCGGTCTTGGTTTCGCCCAGGAGCTTTGCAACCTCGCCACAGGTCATGGTCTTGGCGAGCTCTTCTACCTGGGCTGTGCGGGCCTTGGCGCGGCTTTTACGCTCGCCGCCGCGCTCCTGCTTGACTGACTTGACCCGCTTCGGCTTCGGCTCAGGGTGATGACGCTGGCGGAAGGGCACGTACTGGAGCCCCTCCAGCACAATGATCCGGCCGCCAGACGCGAAGAAGGTCGCTTTGGCTGCCTCCAGGTCGATTGATTGGTTCATGCTGCCTCCTTCATTCGCTCGCGCATCTCCTTCTCCAGGTCGCTGAGCTCTTCCAGAAACGCCTTGATCTCTGACTCCATTTCGCGGATGCGCTTGAAGTCGCGCTCGAAGCGGTGGCACACGTACTGAAGCGGCTCAGGAAGGCGGTCGTCGTAGCTGACGAAATCTGCCCAGGCCCTGCCGGTGCATGCCATCTGGGCCAGCATCTGCCACTCGTACTGCGGGTCGTGTCGCTCAGACTGCATGGTGGCTATGTGGGTCGCAGTATTCGGGCACTTGATCTCCAGCACACCATCGTCGCCGACCAATCCATCCGGCGAAGCGCCGAAACCCGGAATGCTCGGGTGCATCACCAGGCCTGTTTCAACCACCATCAGGCCTTTGTCGGCCTCGTAGGCCATGCAAGCAAATGGCTCAAGCTCGACGCCGCGCTGCACGGCAGGCTTGTTGGACAGGTCAGGTCCGCTTTGCTGGCCGGTGAGGCGCTCGCACAGCAGCTCCATCATGTAGTTCTTGCGGGTCGCAGACGGCGCGCCACCTCGGCCGCTAGCCATAACGTCTTTCACCCGGCTGGCGGTCACGCACCCAAGTCGTGCCGCGAACCATTCAGCGCTACGCTGCTCCATCTAACACCTCCTCAGATTCACCTTCGATGGGCGCCGACTGGGCCTTGAGTGCGTCGGCGCGCTTGGTCACCTCGGCCTTGAACCGGGCGTGTCCAGTTGCATCCTTGGCCTGCTTCATGGCGGCCGTTGCCTGCTGGTACACGTCGGTCAGCGCCTCAAGGCTGCCTGCCTTCTGCGCCAGGGCGATCCAGTTGATCACCATCTCCGGATCGGTCGGAGCCGATCCAGCCAAGCTGGCCAGACCTTCGCCACCATCCGTGTTCAAGTGATGAATTGCTTGTTCCAGGCGCTCAGTCTTTGGCCAGTACTTGTAACCGCGCTTGACCACGGTCTTCTTGGCCATCTCGCCCGGGTCGGTGACCCATGGGCAGGATTTGTTCTTGCTGACCCATGCTTTCCAGGCGCTGGAGCGGTCACGGATGGCGTTCACATCCTCGATGCTCATGGTTTCGGTCAGGTAGTCGCCGTCAGCAGTCTTAACCACCACGTACACGCCGATCACCTCGCCGCGATCCTTGGCGAACGGGTTGTAGGAATGGGTCGGCGGCTTGTCGAAGCCGTTCAGGCTGAAAGCGTCTGCGGCGTAGACCAGTTCGGCCTGCGCCCAGCGGATGGCGCCGGTCGACATGGCCAGGTCCATCAAGCCGATGTAGCTGATGTCCAAGCAGATGCGGCCGTCTCGCGGTACCAGGTACGCTTGCTTCTTGGCCGGGTTCAAGCTGATGCCGATGGCGGCGATGTTGGTGATCGCATTGGCCACCGACTGCCGGTTCTGCATCGCGACCTTGGTTGCGTACTCGCTCGAGGTGATCACCTGGATGGCGAATTCGGCCTCGCGCTCGAAGTTCAGCGAGCGATCCGTCAGTACGTTGGCGAATTGATTCCGCTGGGCATAGATGTCTTGCGAGATTATGGCTACTGCCTGGCTCATGGCGACCTCAGTAGGAAATGGCTATGTTCGGGATCTTGCGCTGAGCGATTAGCTTGACCGCCTGCTTGGCGCAGGACTCAGGCATGCCCTCGGCCATAAAAGCTTCAAGAGCAGCACGGTTGATGCTGCGGCGGTGCGCTTGGTCGCGCTCGCGGGCTTCCTGCTGCCGGACGATTTCGGCGGCAGCGGCATCAGCCCGGCGCCGCTCCTCCTGGCGCGCCTGCTCGGCTGCCTCCTCTTGCCGTCGAGCGGCGTCCTGGCGCTCCTGCTCCATCCGCTGCTCGGCCGCAACGCGGTCGGCCTCGGCCTGGATGCGGGCTCGCTCGGCTTGCTCGGCCTGCAACTTAAGCTGCAAGCGCTGGTTCTCGGCTTCGCGCTCTTGTGCGGCTGCCTGGTCAAGCAGTTCCTGCTCTCGGCGGGCTGCGGCTTCGCGTTCTGCTTGCTGCTGCTGGGCCACGCGCAGGCGCTCAGCCTCGACGGCGGCCTCTTGTGCCAGCCGGATGCGGTCCTGCTCGGCGCGCTCGTCTGCTTCGCGGCGGAGGCGGGCCAGTTCGGCCTGTTCAGTCTCGAACTGCTCTCGCTTCAGTAGGGCAGCGCGCAGCGTGGTCAGCACCTTGTCCTTGGCGTTCGCTGCCTCGGCCTCAAATTCCTCCCAGTGGGAGCCAAGCTGCATGCCTTCCACCTCAGCGATCAGGCCCCTGATGTGCAGCGAGGACAGTTCGCCCAAGTCGTCTGCCAGCGTCTTCAGCCAGTTCAGACGGTCGTTGTGGCGATCGATGCGCGCATCCTCGGCGGCTTCCCACTCGGTGAGTGGGCGGCGGGTTTCGTCCCGCAGCGCGTCCATCTTGGTCACGAACTCGCGCAGCTCGGCCTCTACCACCTTCGGCATTTCCTTGAGGCGGCGCAGGTAGTCGCGGCCCGGTTTCTCGACCGCAGTCTTCGACTTGCTGACCTTGGCGGCCAGGCTGGCGATTCGCTCGCGGCCCTTGCGGGTTTTCAGGTCGGGAACTTCACCCAGGACCTCATCCTTCACCAGGTCGATGAATTGCTGCAGGCCGCCAGCCACGTAGATGGCCGGGGCGTTCGCCTCGCTGATCTCTTCGATCGCGATCAGTTTCTGTTCTGCGGACATTAGAAAACCTCGCGCCAGGCCGGCGCCGTCAGTAGGAATAGGGAATGCCAGGTCACCCAGGCACGGAGGTACGCTCCAGGCCCTGGCTGCGGTGGATGGTTGCGCGCTCTCGCCGCTTACGCTCCCGAGGGGGTACGGTTATCCCGAGGGGCCGCCGTGCTCGGCTACGTGAATCAGGAAGTGATGTTGCCGGCCAGGGCACTCAGGAGGAGCCAGCCGGTGCAGAAGGTGAGGGCGATGAAGCTGCCGCGCCAGGTGGCGATACGGCGTGCTCGCTGGTAGCTGGTCATGGCCGAGGCCTTACAGCGATGCGCCCGGACTTGATGGCAGCCACCAACTTGGGCGGCAGGTTAGCGACAGGCAGCTCACGGGGCAGGCCGGCGCCGATGATGGCCAGGCTGCGCTCGATCTGCTCAAGCTGCTCGTCGATCAGGGACTTCACAGGTGCAGTACTCATGCAGCCTCCTTGCGCCGCTCAGCAATCCGCCGGACGCGCTCGCAGTAGTGTTTGAACTCCTCGGCGTCGATGGCGAGGAGGGAGAAGTAGGCCACCACCAGGGTCTCGGCCTTGGCATCCTCGACTGGGCCAGAGCTAGGCAGAAGCATCGTCTCGATTGCGGCCTCGATCGCGCTGATCGCTACGCTGTGCGGGCTCATTGCGCGTCCTCGGCCTGGGCCAGAACTCCTTCCTTGGCGAATGGAGTGAGCAGCTGGCGGGCGATTTCCTCAAGCTGCGCCTGTGGGTTAGCGACGCTCATGATCTCGTCGGCGCATGCCGCTGAGTCGCTGGTGACTTTGCAGCGCGCCGCCAGGACCAGGCGCCCAAGCACCGAGTTGCTAATGCCCGAAAGGCCAAGCTGGCCCATCACGAACTCATCAACCGCCTGGGCGAAGCGCTCGTAGGTGACGCCCAGCTGCCGGAAGTTGCGCTTGAACACGAAATCTCGGCGCGCCATAAGCTCAGCGATGCCGTCGCCGATCCAGCGGGCCTCAGCTTCTTCAGCCGCACATGCGCTCACCGCCGGCGGCAATTGGTTGTCGTACTGCCATTGTGCTGCTCGAAGTGCGCCCATGGTCGCCTCCAGATGATCCGTGGTTACTCGTAGTCGCTTGCGTCGTCGGCGTAAGCACTAGGATTGGGATGGTTGTGGTCCTCTTCGCCGCAAGCGCGGCACTTGAGGTAGCTACAATCGAACGTGCCGCCAGGTACTGAAGCGTCACCACCCCAGTCGCTGACGTACTTCCAGTCATGGTCGACTTCGCCGTCGACGACCTCGCATTTGATATCGCTCATGGCGAACTCTTTTAGGTTGTGCAACCGCATTGGTCAGGCGCAGGCGCGGGTGACCAAACCCACCGTGAAAGGTGGCCTGGCGCCTGCCAATGCGGTCACTTTTGATTTAGGGGAATGGGTGGCTACCCGTGGCAAGTGAACTCGCCGTGTAGCCTGGATCGCAGAGATCGAACAGCCTCTGCAGCTTCCTGAAGGTCGTCAAAGTCGCCAGCGCAGTAGAGGACGCCGCGAAGTTTTACCTGTGCGCGCCACTTTCCAAGACTCGACACCCATGAAACGCCCTTTACACCGCTGGTATTGGTGTGAGCACGCTTGGTGTTGTGGCTGTTCTGGGAGCCAGTGGCCTCTCGCAGATTCGCCCAGGCATTGTTGTTTGGGTTTCTGTCGATGTGATCAACCTGATCAGCTGGCCACTTTCCAGTCATGTAGAACCAAGCGAGGCGATGGGCTCGATAACCCTTCTTGTCGATGGTTACGTACATGCCCTTGTCTAGGCATATATACCCGGCAGGCTTTCCAGCTACGCGGGTTCCTTTCGATTGGAGCCAGGTGAAGACCCCGCTTTCTGGGTCGTAAACCAATAGCTCGCGCAGGCGCTCATGCGTCAGCATTTGCGTCTCCTTGAGTCGATATGAAGGGAAGGGGTGATGCAGATTCCGGGCGCTACCCCGGCAGCTGGCTTGGCGTGGACCCATCCAGCGGCGCAATTCGTTTACCCCCGGTGCGAGGGAAGGGACGTCCACAGGTGCTTCGGTAACCGCGCCCTGAGCTGGGCGCTTCTCTGCATCGGGGTGTGATCTGGCCGGCGCTGATCTCCGGCTTGGCTATTAGCAGCCTCAGTGACACCGGGGTTTCACCGGGGCGAAGGTTTCAGCCGCTTATTTTTGGACTCGCCATGGCCATCTGGGCGCTTACTCACTTTGCCGGCCATGATTCCCGCGATCCACCAGGTCTTACACTCGCGCATCAGCCTGCGCATTCAGATCACACTCCGATGCAGCCTGCGATGGGGAGCAGGGCATCAGGCCGTCTTTCCGGCTGTCAGGGAATCATTCAGCTTGCGTTGGGTTGTCGAGGCCTTTGCTGGTCCGCCAGTGATCGACAGATTCATCACCTTCCAGCGCGACTCTGGCGGCCATGGTCGCGGCCTGCACGGCCTCCTTGTAGACCTGCTTCCAAGGCTCATCCAGAAGGGCTTTGTTCAGTTCTCCGACCTCCTCGTTGAAAGCCAGGCCCATGAGGCGGCGCCCTGGGAACAGTTTCTGAGCCCGCATCACCTCGCACCGAACCGCGCGGATGAAGCATTCCAGTTCGGCGTTCTCGGATTCCAAGTAGTTCTCATGGATGCCAAGGGTGAACAGTGCTGTTTTCAGCCGCGATGGGTTGAAGATCATGTTTCGCGGGTCAGCATTTTTGTGCAGGTAATCCAGCGCTTCTGCAGGTGTCATCGTCTTGCCCTCCAGGGCGGTTGATTCAGTGGATTCCCCCTGATGCGCCCCGCTTGAGGCGCACCGGGGAATCGCCTGTCATGCCGAATACTCGTACCAACTATTCAGCTCCTGTGCTCCATTGCTGTTGTTGAACCTCCAGATAAGTCGGTCAACTGTCGCGCCGTCGCGGAAAATGCAGATGTTCTCCTCGACCTTCTCGCACCATCCAATGAACTCACCGGCTGGCCTGGTCATGTGCCTTGCGCTTGCGAAGACGCGGCAGCCGCGCATTGGCTTGAAGAACCGCATCATGCGTACATCCTCACCATTACGTAGCCGTTGCTGGCAACGGCGTGCTCCCAGCGGTTGAAGTAAACGAGGCTCCCGAACTTGTTGATCGCGGCCTGCTTGACCTGCTGAACAACCGATTCAACAGCCTCGCCTTGATCGGGAAGTGCAAGCCATTCCAAGCGCTTTCCGTTGCTGAGGTGATTGTCGATGTAGAACTGAGCCATTTCGTCTTCCTCCAGTGGATTCCCAAAGCACCCGGTCGCCCAGGTGCTTCAGTGAATCGTTCTGTCCCATTACCGCCGGGATGGCGGGGCGCATTGCATGCCCGGGTCATTCACTCGGTTAAGGCATTTCGCCTTCGTCAGCCGTACAGGTTCTCCCTGTCGTGGGCAGCCTTTCGGGGCTGTCTGGCGCCGGTCGCCGGTAGAGGCAATGCGGTCTGTTCACCAGTTCCAGAGCTGGCATGGGGATCGAATTTATTGCTCGCGCTGTACCGTTGCCGGGATCGATCCGCGAGGTTCCCATCAATGTGAAAGAGCGGTGAGGCTTGAGGGCCTCCCGAGGGGCTGTGTAGCGCCTCGATGGGTGTAAATATGTACCAGTGGTTCACAGTCGTCAAGTACCAAAAGTACACATTTTTCTCGCGCCCACAAAAAAGCCCGCGCTAGGCGGGCTCTCATGTCGGCGGATTCTAGTTTTGCGGGACGTACTTTGTTTTGGCGTCCATGCCACATTCGGCTATCAGCCTCTGGCAGATCTGATCGGCTTCTGCCCGAGAGTCGTAATAGCCGCAATGGATTGGCATGCTTGAGCCGGATACGACTGGAAGACCAAGCTCTCTGGCGACCCCAAGGCGCCTGTCCAGCTCAGCCTGGCTGGTGGCTGGCAGTATGGCGACCCAGCCGTGCGAGGCTCCGCTTCCTTGGGGCATTGATACAGGCTTGCTGATGGACTCATGCGCTTGATGGCCTGAGCTTCCAGAGAGGGGAGCGCCGACGGAGTCAATGCTGGGTCTTGATCGCACCGAAAGAAGGATCACGCCAGAAACAGCAGATGCAGCCCCAAGCACTGCCAGCATGGTGCGCCTGGATAGAAGCTCAGCATTGCTCGCTCGCTCCCAGTACATGAGCCCGTAAGGCAATGTCACATCCATGGCCAGAGCGTAGGCGATGACGGCCAGCCCGATCCCGATCAGTGCGATTCCCCAAGCCTTCATGACGACCTCCCTGTGAATTGAGCCGCCATCCTACCACTCTGGCCTTCCGCCATCACGCAGGCATGAGAAAGCCCGCCGAAGCGGGCATGCTTAAGTTTGCAGGGCTGTACCTGGACGAGTAGGGCGCTGGCAGGCATCCATCAGGCAAAAGAAAACCCGCCGGGGCGGGTTCTCGATTTTAAAGTTACAGGCTCTGTTGGACCATTTTTTCAGCTGGCCATATGTTCTGGGCAAACATCAATCGTGGCCGTCCAGACGCATCAACCTCGTACTCTCCCTCAATGCATACCAAGCTACCAAGTAGAGATTTCGCGCTTTCGCCAGTGGTCTCTGGAATTACGCACCTGAGACTCCCGATTGATTCCACACTGCGCAAAAGTACGCGGGACGAGTCCAGATCGATAGCCCGGATCTCTCCGACAAACTTCCCGAACCGTTTGGTCTTGGTCATGGGCTTCAGCAGAGCCTCACGCAATACAACCCTGTCCCGATTAGTAAGAGCGTTCCTCTTGGCGTCAGGTGACGAGATATCGATCGTATGGATCCCGGCCCGGCCCGTCGGAGAAAGACGAAAAACGGCTTCAAGGCTTGCATCTCTCAGGGCTGGATCCGGCATGAGTTCAGATATTCCTACGCTAACCTTCTCATCGTCGATGAATTCAGGAATTGTCGGAAGCTGGCGGATAGCCATGCGCAGCGTCTCAAAAACCACTTCTGGCTCATCGCTCCCCAAAATAGAGCTAATTGGCGAGAGAGAAAATCCAGCATAGATGCTGCCTGGAGCAAATCCCGAAAACCGGAGGTCTAGTTTTTTGGCAAAAAGCTTGGAGTTTATATCGGAGAGGTCAAATATCGATTTGGCCAGAATCCTGATTTGCTTCTCGGCCGCAGTGCACAGCCAGTTGAACGCATGCAGGCCAGGCGTTGTAGTGGCCGTGGACGGGCCTTCTGCATGCATCACAAGGTCAGAAGAATCAAGGATTCTGGCTAAAGGCATTTCTTCCGCATAGAGATCCTCGATCATCTTCCGAAGCCGGGCAATGGCTGGCGATATATCCACTTGGGCCTGGGCCTGAGCTGACTGCCAGGCAAGCATCTGGTCGAGTAGCACGCCAGCCCTTCCATGCACCTGTTCTACCCACGTTCCCATTGGATTACCTCCACAACGCCGCGCGCTGCGCGCTCATCGATCCCCTTGGCAGAGGCTGTCTTCGGACCAACATACTGAAAAAACTTCACGAAATCATTTTGGCCCGGCATTTGTATAGACGGATAAAAGTCTACCTTGTAATCAATTTTGTGCTGGTCATGCATGGCGTAAAGGCCCATCACGGCAGCAAATCGATCTGGCGGCATGGCGGGTAAGTATACCGTCGCTTCGATATCCTCTGGCTGAGGTTTGTCGGAAAAGAAACTCCCTCCAAGAAAAAGCCTTAGCCCAGATCCCGAGCCCTTTAAAGGCCCGTCGATAAACCTGCGTACGTCGCAGTAGAGGTCCGAGCGCTGAGATGTATGGAGAAAAATTTGCTCAATGTCTCTAAAGCTGCAAGCGTGCTCACCTTTCGGCAGCAGTCCTCTATGATCAAGCGATGGCAGAGCCACTGCCGCCTCCTTGCGTTGAAATTCATTGAAGAAATCAGGGCTTCAGCCCTCGTTTCACTTTTTCGTGTCGACAGAACGACCCAGCGATCCGCCCTTCACCTCATCCCCATACCCCGCCAACCGATCCTCCCCGTTCTGCATCACCTGGCAGATCCTGATCACTGCCTGGGCGTCAGGCTCGTTACCGGCCTGGCTCAGTCGCTCGGCTATCCGCATCAGCTCGACCGCTGACCATTTGAGGTCGGAGGCAAGGCCCTGGAGGTCGCGACGGAGTTCTTGGTTGGGCTTGGTTAGCGTCATGGCTAGGCCTTCTTAACATCGCCGGAAAACCGACCGGAGATCATCTCTGCGCCGCCGAGCTTTTCGACGATCTCTGACCACGGCTCCCGTAGACACTCTTGCAAGATGGCTTCGCAACGCTCATCCGAGCCATCAATCACCTCGGCTAGCTGGCGAATAGAAAGCAGAAAACGGTGAAAGTCGCTTCCGTGCGTCGGCACGGGGCCAATCTCGGATGCCATTTTCGAGAAAGGAACCATGCGGTCAGAAAATTCGGTTTGGGGAATCCATATCCCTTGCCACTCTTCGCGGATGAAGATTGGGGGCGGTGCTGATCGATCCCAGTAGGTTTCACCATGTCGTTCAAGTACGCAGTATGGCGTCCGCAGTTGCATGGTTGCAGCGAACATGAAGTGCGTGACGAATTCGCCAGGCCACGCCTGATCCCCGGACCTGTATTCCATGAGCTATAGGACTCCGCCGCGCCAAATTACGCGACCAAGGATGCGGTGCTCATGGATCTCTCCATCTGGCACCTTCAGGTCTGCATAGAGCGCTTTGTCCGGGTTATCGCTACGGATAATCCATCCTTCAAGGTCAGAGAAAATGAGGCGCTTGACGATTGCCCCCTTGTTCTCGCTGAAGAGGGCGAAAACCTGCCCGTCGACGGGGTCGATTCTCGACTCATCGATCAGTAGTACATCGCGATCACTGATGGTTGGCTCCATGCTTGAGCCTTGGGCATAAATTACCTTTAGGTTTTTCGGGTTGAGGCTCATGAATCGAATCCACTCGCGCTTGAACGCCAGCGTGCCCCTAACCTCGACGTGATCATTGGACTGGCCGGGGCCTGCTGAAACCAGAGCGGTGTACTGCTTGATGTGGACGTAGGTGTCTTCCTCATCCTCGTCAGTGGGGAACGCCGGTACGTCCGCTGGCTGAGATGCCAGCTGCTTCGCAGGCATTTGATCACCGTCGCGCATGGCGCCACGCCCGTACTCCAGCCACTCCACTCGCACCTTTAGGGCTGACGCCAGGGCAAGCATCTTGGCGCCGCCCGGCATTGACTCTCCGTTCAGCCACTTGCTGCTGGCCTTCGGCGTAACGCCGGCAAGTTTCGCAAGACGAGCGCCAGCGCCCCACGACGGGATGTCGTTGGCGAGCAGGGCCTCCCTCAGGCGCGCCGCGAAGGCTGCGCGTATTTCTTCTATCTGAACCATAGGTTCAATATCGCACGCGCTTGCATGTACTTTCAGTTCCGACATAATATGTACTGACAGTTCATATTTCGTTTGGAGGCCCCATGCAGGAGCTCAAGAAGGCAATCGATGACGCAGGCGGCGTAACTGCCGTTGCGCTCGCTTGCGGGAAAACGCCGCGCGCCGTCTACAAGTGGCTCACCGCTGGCTGCCTCCCGCGCACCGAATACACCGGCGAGACCAGCTACGCGGAAAAGATCGCAGTCCTGGCCAAGGCCAATGGCAAGCCGTTCAAGGCTCAGCGCCTTCTGGCTGTAACCGCGCCAGCCAAGTCCGCCGCATAACCAACTTCAACCGCAAGGAGCAGTACCCGTATGGCCTATCACGACCAAAGTCACCTTAAAGACCGGGAGATTAAGTCGCGCTACGACCAAGAGACCTATGAAGCGCTCAAGGCCGTAGCCCGGCTGCACAAGCTTCAGCTGGCCGTCTTCGTGCGCATGTGCGTTGAGGAAAAACTGGAAAGCATCATCGAGAGCGATGTTACCGACAAAAGCCAGACGGCCTGAAGGCCCGGAAGGAGGCCTACGTGCCCGAAACCACGATCTGCCACGGGATCGATGGACGCCTCTACGAAAAGCTTGTGCGACTGGCGAAAAAGGCAGGCATGTCGCCTGAGCAGTACGCCGCAAAGCTTGGAACAGAGCGCTTCTTCGAGAAGACCAGGCCGAGAGGGGCCGGAAAAATCCGAAACCTCCCGGTGCCACAAAGGAATCAGGACTCGATAGGGCCTGAAAAAGGAGGGACTGATGAAGACCCGAATTAGCGAATCAGCAGATTCGCGGAAACAAAAAAGCCGCCTGGCGGGGCGGCTTCTTCTAAGTACAGCGGTAACTCATCTGTGAGGTGAATCATGACTGAATCGAAACTCTCAGGCAAGGGGCTAATCAGTCCCGCGCCACAAAATCCTAGCTGCGAATCTGTGGCGCGGAAAGACATCGAGCAACTCCTTACCGCTGACCAAGCCAGGGAGTTGTTTAAGGTCCAGGACGGAAAGCTTGTGAATCTGGTCAGGCGTGGCAGCAGGGCCATGCCTGGCATGTTTGCAGGATCTCCAAACAGCGACGGCTACCTTCGCGTGAAGATCAACAATGTTGCTTTTCGGGTGCATCGCGTTATCTGGCTGATCACCTACGGCGAATGGCCAGAAGGTCAGATCGACCACATTAACGGCGTTCGTGATGATAACCGCATTGAAAATCTGCGCGCCGTAAGCGTCGTAGGTAATCAGCAGAACCAGCACATGCGTGTTGACAACACTTCGGGCACGACCGGCGTGCGCCTGGAAAGTGGTGCCTGGACCGCAAAGATTCGAGTGCGCGGAAAGCGGCTGCACCTGGGGCGATTCAAATCTCTAGAGGAAGCCGCTGCCGCCCGTAAATCCGCTGAGCTTCTTTACGGATTCCACCCGAACCACGGGAGGACAGATTCTGAGCGTCGTAACGGCGCCAAATCGTTCGGCACCCATAGCATCATGAGGTCCGCATAATGGCCCGCGCTCGCAACATTAAGCCAGCCCTGTTCAAGAACGAAGTCCTCGGCGTGGCTGACCCCATGCTGACTCTGCTTTTTGAGGGTCTTTGGCTGCTCGCTGATAAGGCTGGGCGACTGGAAGATCGCCCTCTGCGCATTAAGGGTGAGCTTTTCCCCTATCGCGATGGTGTGGATATCGAAGGTCTTCTGTCTTGGCTTGCTAGGGAAGACTTCATCGTTCGATACACCGTGAGCGGTAAGCGCTATATCCAGGTGCAGAACTTCGACAAACATCAGAACCCGCATCGTAATGAGCCGGAGTCGATTATCCCTTCTGCGTCAGAGGGTTGTATCAGTACCGATTTTGGCGGGACTGCTTCTGCCAATCTCGGTAGCGCTCGGGCTGATTCTCTGATTCCTGATTCCGGATCCCTGACTGCTGATACCCGAAACACGTCAACGCCTACGGCATTGCCGACTCCGGCGAGTGACGACCTTTTCCCGAAGTTCTGGAAGCTGTACCCGAACAAGAAGGGCAAGGCGGCTGCGGAGAAGGCGTGGAAGAAACTCAAGGTCACTGACGACCTGTTCACCCTGATCGCCCAGGGCCTGGCCAAGCAGTGTGCCTCCCCCGGCTGGATCAAGGACAAAGGCCAATTCATCCCGCACCCGGCTACCTGGCTCAACGGCAAGCGCTGGGAAGACGAGGTCGAGGTTCCTGCTGACAACGTCCACCACCTGCCCACCAGTCGCCATCACGGCTTCGCTGAGCGCGACTACACCTCAGGCTTGAAGCGTCGGGAGGACGGCAGCTATGCGCTCTGAAAAAGTCGTCCAGATCGACCAAGGCGCGGTCGTTGCCCGTATCCAGCCAGCCGAATGCGAGAAGCACGGCGCCTTCGAGCAGAAGGTCACCATGCTGCTTGGCAAGGCACTGCGCAGTCATTGCCCTGAGTGCGCCCGAATTGCCAAGGAGGAGCGTGAGGCCCGCGCCGAGGCCGAGCAGGCCCTGAACGTTCGCCTGGCGATATCCCGCAAGCTGGGCGACTCGCTGATCCCCAAGCGCTTCGCGGACCGCTCACTGGCGAACTACAAGGCCGAACACAAGGGCCAGGCCGAGGCCCTGCGCTTCTGCCGGCACTACGTGAAGACCTTCGACCAGATCGCAGAGAACGGGCGCTGCATGGTGCTGCTGGGCAAGCCTGGCACCGGCAAGACCCACCTGGGCGCCGGCATGGCCAACGACCTGATGCGCAACACCTCGCATTCGGCTGTGTACCGCACTGTCGGATCGATCCTGCAGGCCATCCGCGCCACCTACGACCGCTCCAGCGAGGCGACCGAGGCGAGCATCCTGGCCAGCCTCATCGAACCCTCCCTGCTGGTACTGGACGAAGTCGGCGTGAGCAAGGAGCAGCCGAGCGACTTCGAGCTGACCACCCTGTTCGCGATCATCAACGGTCGGTACGAGCAGGTGAAGCCCACGGTGGTGATCTCCAACCTTGGCCCCGAGCAGTTGCCGGTGGCTATGGGCGAGCGCTGCGTCGATCGCCTGCGCGAGGGCGGGATGATCGTCGTGCCGTTCGAGTGGGAATCGCACCGCGGCAAGGAGGCCATCTGATGACCCCTGCACAAGAAATCACAGTCGCCCAGCTCAAGAGCCAGGGCTTCGCGCAGGTCGTGGAAGGCCGCGAAATCGTCCGCATGACCAAGGGCGCCGACCGCCGTGTCGTGATGGCAGATGGCAGCCAGAAGCGCGGGTATCACGTTGAGTTCAAGCGCGCCGGGCAGCCGGCCGGGGAGGGCGTATGAGCCTGTTCCAGTGTTACGCCTGTGGCTGCCGAGAGAACACGGCCACCAGCAATTTCTGGGTCCGCATGGAAGGGCAGTGGCGCGGCCTGCCAAGTCAGCCTTGGATGCTGTGCTCCGCATGCGATCCAAGCATCCGCGAATGGCACGGCGAGTTCGATCGCCTGTACCTGCCGAAAGGCGAGTTCTGCACCAACGCCCAGGGGAACCTTGAACACATCGCGACCGGGAAATCGGTATCGGACTTTCTGGCCGGGGAGAAGCACTGATGGACACCAACAAGATGCGCGAGCAGTTCGAGGTGTGGGCCGCAAAGAACTACGTCGTTCCGCCAGGAATTGGCCATTTGTTCGTTCGAGCCGAGATTGGTGATGGATACCGATTGAGCAACATCAACCACGCCTGGCGCGGGTGGCAAGCCTCCCGCGAGGCCGTGGTGGTGGATCTACCGCCCAAGATCAGCGCACACAACACCACCGAAAGCGGTTTTGTTCGGCCCGAGGCGGAGCACTACGACGAGGCAATTGACGACTGCCGCGAGGCCATCGAGGCCCAGGGTCTGAAGGTCGAGGTGCAGCCATGACCATCGACAAAGCCGAAATCATCAAGGCGCTGACTGGCAAGGAGCCTCCTTTCAAGTCTCCCTTTGTCGAGGGCCTAGAAGCTGCCGCCAATGGTACTGCGTGGACGCAGTGCCCGTATGTCGGAGCAAGCCAAGACTATGAGCGCTGCGAATGGCTGCGCGGACACAGCGCACATGGGAGGTGGTACGCATGACCATCGACAAGCAAAAACTGAAGGCGCTGGCTGAGGATGCAACACCTGGTCGCCATTACGATCGCCTTGAATCTGCTGGCGGAGGCATCAAGTACGAGTGCGCTGGCGACGATGGCTCTCTGGTGCTCAAGGTCGACCACAAGAACAATGAGTTCGGCTTTGTGGGCGACCGCGGTGAGGCTGACGAGGCATTTTTCCTTGCATGCAGTCCTGCCGCTGTCCTGGCCCTGCTCGCGGAGATCGAAGAAGACGCCATGCATATGCGCGCATTCGGGGAGGTGATGCGGTCCCAGGCTGAGCAGATCGACCAGCTCAAGGCCGAGAACGAAGACTACAAGTCCGGGCAGGAGCGCTATGAGCAGATCATTGAAGATCTCAAGGCTGAGAACGAGGCGCTGCGCAGGGATGCAGAGCGGTACCAGTGGCTGCGCCAAGGCATGGGGAAAGTGATCGTGGTCGAGCCTGACAACGCCGTTTCTTGTGACTGCGACCGGTATGAGGTTCTGCTCGAAAGCGAGGTCGATGACGCCGTGGATGCGGACATCGCCAAGGAGGCGGCCCATGACTGAGAAGATCAGCGTCAACAGCCAGGCCAAGCTCTCCGAGGCCGTGACCATGCTCACCCGTATGTTCCGCGACAAGAAGTTCGTCGTGGTCAGCATGCGCCCGGGCAAGGACCGGACCCTGGATCAAAACGCATTGTGGTTTGCGATGTACGACCGGATCGCCAAGAGCACCGAGATGGGAGACATCGAGGACGTGCGCCGGTACTGCAAGCTGCACTTCGGCGTGCCGATCATGCGCGCTGGCTGTGATGAGTTCCGCACCGGCTGGGCCGAGTCGTTCATCCACCTGCCGTATGAGGTGAAGCTTCGCCTGATGGGGCCTTGTGCGATGTTCGGGCCGGATGGTTTCCCGGTCACCCGACTGTTCGACCGGGCCCAGGGCTGCCAGTACACCGACCGCATCGTGGCCGAGTTCGCACCGCAGGGTGTGGTGTTCAGCGACTTGCTGAGCGAGGAGGCGGCATGAAGAGCCAGGAAGCAAATCTCAAGCGGAACAAGGACCAAGGCATTTTCGCAGCGCCCGGCTGGCGAGGGCGGTATGGCCATGGCCTGACGCGGCGCGGGGTGCAGTGCGTGGTTCTCGCCGCAACAGGAAAGAGCGGAAAGCAGATCGCTCGTGAGCTCGGCATTTCGCCGGGAACGGTCACCAGCAGGATGGCGGACGCCCGCCTGCACCTGGGAGCTTCCAACCGAACGGAATTGGTCGCTAAGGCAGTGGCGGCAGGGATCATCTACGCATCGGAGGCCGAGCCATGCGCGTAGTCAGCAAGAAGGTGCGTGAGAGCGCCCGCGGCCAGGACTGCACCGTCCGCATCCCCGGCAGCTGCAACTTCAACCCGGAGACCACCGTGCTGGCTCACCTGCCTTGCGGGCAGAAGGGCATGGGCATGAAGGGCTTCGACACCGTGGCGGTATACGCCTGCAGCGCCTGCCATGACGTGCTCGACGGTCGCGGGAAAGGTGAAGTGGACTGGTCCGACATGCCTCGGGCAATCGCTGAGACTCATGAGGCCCTGATTCGGGCCGGCATTTTGACCGTGAAAGGGGCTGCTTGATGGAACTGACACTACCGTGGCCACCGGCCGCATGCAGCCCTAACGCCCGGGTGCACTGGACCAGGAAGAGCAAGGCGGCCAAGTCCTACCGGGCATCCTGCCACCTGCTGGCGAAGCAGGCCGGCATCAAGGCGCCGGAAGGTGACGCGCTGCTCATGCTCGAGTTTGTGCCGCCCGATCGGCGCCGGCGCGACGACGACAACTTGCTGGCGATGTTCAAGGCGGGCCGTGACGGCCTGGCAGATGCCCTGGGCATCGACGACAACGTGTTTGCCACCCAGATCAGAGTGAGCAAGGAAACGACCAAGGGCGGCGCCGTGCGCGTCCGTATCCAGGCCCAGGAGGCAGCAGCATGACACCAGCATGGGGATTCCTGATTTTGGCCACCCTCATGGTGGTGGGCGGCTTGTCGCTGTCCTGGGCGGGCGCAGTGCGCCGCAAGCGCAGCTACGAAGAATTCATTTTGAGCAAGGCCAAGCGGGCAGGGGGTGGGCAATGATCTATCGGGACGTGATTTCCGCAGTAATTCGAGCGCTGGCATCCGAGACGATCAACAGCGCTGGCGGCTGTGACTACACCCCAAAGGTGCAGTCCAGCAAGCTGAAGGGCGAGATCGTTGGCAAGGACGCGGCATTCCTGACTGACTGCTGGGTTTTCGGGAGGCTGCATTCCTGCTTGGATCAAAAGCATTGGCTGGCCCTGAATGCGCGCTACTCGACGCATATGGCTTCCAAGGTTGGTGCCATAGGCCGAATCGTTGCACACGTAACCTCGCCGGCGCCCAGGCTGTTCCTCACCAAGGCGGTGACCGCCTGGGCCTACCCGCAGCTTGGTGGCGCTGAGCGACCGGTCTCTCAAAAGGTGACGCTCGAGATTGACGAAGATGCCCCGGCTTGGCGAAAGGCCGCCGTGGCGAAAGCCCAACAGGCCATCAACACAAAGCTGAAGCAGCGCCAGGAAGCGCCGTGCGAAGGGGTCATCATCCTGCCCGCGCACAACTACGACATGAACACCTGGGATCTCGATGGAAACCCAGAGCGCACCCGCCGAGACTGGCGCCGCAAAATCTTCAAGGGGCTGGACAAGATGGTGGATGAAGCGCTGGTGGAGGCAGGCGAGATCCTGGGCAGCGAGGGGGTTTTGTTCGATGATCAAGATGCTGCATAAAGCCTATTGACATCACATGCCGCTTCGCCGAATATTCACCCATCCTGTCATTCCTGCGCTAGTTGAGGAGTGACCACAAAAGCCCGGCCATTGAGCCGGGCTTTTTATTGCCCGAATAGGCCCTCAAGAGGCCCTGAATTCCCAAGGACACCCCTATGGCCGAACCAACAAGCGCCGCCGCGAGCGTAGTGCTGGGCAAGTACGGGGTGGTGATGGCTGCATTCATCGGCTCGATCCTCTCACTAGGATTCCTGAAGGACCTAACCCGGTTCCAGGCCGCGACCGCGGTCGCCACCGGCTTCGGCTTCTCGGTCTACCTGACCCAGCCCGTTACCGCCTGGCTCGCCCCAAAGCTTGAACTCGCGGTCACCGATGACCTGCTGTGCGGGGTAGCGTTCGTGCTTGGCCTCACCGCCATGAACATCATCCCCGCGATCAAGGCTGCCATGGGGTCGTTCGTCACGGCGCGAGGTGCCTGATATGAACAACATCCTGGTTTCAGCGCTGACGGCCCTGGACGTGTTCCTGTGTGTCATGGTCGTGCTCGCTGCATGCGACTACCTGCGCAAGGTCCGCCCGGTGGATCAGCCGCTGCTGAGTGTCGCCTTCTACCTGGTGGCCATCGGCGGATTCGGTGCGTTCATCACCGCCCTGCAAGGGCATTGGGTGAACCCTTTTGGTGTGGTGCTCCACGCTGGGGTGGTTGCCTATGCCTGGGCTCGTCGCGGCCACGTCTTCAGCTGATCCGCGCCACAAAACAGAGGTGCGCCGTTTCGTGGCGCGAGGACAGGCAAATGGCATCGGTCACCGTGCTCATCGCTTGCCGCCATAAGTGGTGGCTCAAGTACTACCTGGCCGGCGTCCTCGTCATGGCCCGGCTGACTGGCCGAGAGCCATGCCCTGAGCGCTTCAGCTACTGGGTGGGGCGCGGCATCAAGATCGAGGTTCACCCTGAATGACCACTATCGCCTACAAGGACGGCGTTATCGCCTACGACTCCCGCCAGACCCGCAGTGGCTCCATCGTTTCCGATGACTGCCAAAAGCTCACCGTTGTGGATGGCGTCAGCTTCTTCCTGTCCGGTGCCGTATGCGACGAGAAGGCCCTGATTGCAGCCTACTTCGGCACGCCATCGCCGGTACCTGTCGAGTGCTCGGGCTACGTGGTGGATGGCGGCAGGTTGCAGATGGTGGGCCATGACGACAAGACTGGCGTATGGCGGCAGGACCTTGACCCGGCAAACCCTGACGCGATCGGCAGCGGCTCGGCCTATGCCCTGGCAGCAATGGACATGGGCGCAAGTGCCGAAGAGGCTGTGCGCGCCGCGATGAAGCGGGATATCTACACCGGCGGCAAGGTTCGGACTATGAGGATTGACCAGCATGGAAAGGCCAGTTCCTCCGGCTGATCTCCTTGAGCTGACCGAGCTATCGATGCTCGGAATCAGGCTTCAGCCAGCGCCCGAGGTGGGTGAATGGGTGCAGGCATCGATCCTCATTGAGGGTGGCGAGCTGCATAACCCTGACCATGCACACCTGATCGATGCGCCGCTGCGCTTCCTCTGGGCCTCAGCCTGCTTCGAGAAGCAAGGTCGAACCGTGGTAGGTCAGGCCGAGGCTGTGATGTTTCGAGCTGGCGGATGGCAGAAGGCCAGGCAAGAGCAGCAGATGATCGACTGGTTCGGCGAGGTACCGGGCTTCGTCATCACCCTTGCTGCCGATTACTGCTCCCAGTGCTCCGACACTGAGTTCTGTGCCCTCATCGAGCATGAGCTTTACCACATAGCCCAGAAGCTCGATCAGTACGGCGCGCCCAAGTTCACCCAGGACGGGCTGCCCAGCCTGACACTGCGTGGTCATGATGTGGAGGAGTTCGTCGGCGTGGTACGCCGCTACGGTCCGAGCCATGACGTACAGCAGCTGATCGACGCTGCAAGCCGGCCGCCCGAGGTGGCCAATATCAACATTGCGAGGGCCTGCGGAACCTGCCTGCTGAAGTCGGCGTAGTTTTGACAGGCGCTTGACGGAACCCAATCTATGGCAGCCCTGAGCAACGAGGTGAAGGCCTTCATCGTTCAGGCGCTGGCCTGCTTCGATACGCCATCTCAGGTGGCAGAGGCCGTCAAAAACGAATTCGGGCTTGTGGTGAGCCGCCAGTCGGTAGAAAGCCACGACCCAACCAAGCGCGCTGCGCACCGCCTGGCCAAGCGCTGGGTGATCCTGTTCGAGGACACTCGAAAGCGTTTCCGCGAAGAGACGGCAGAAATACCGATCGCCAACCGAGCCTACCGGCTGCGTGCGCTGGGCCGAATGGCCGAGAAAGCCGAGTCCATGAAGAACATGGCCCTGACCGCCCAGTTGCTGGAGCAGGCGGCCAAAGAGGTCGGTGATGTGTATGTGAACCGCAAACTCGAACCCGAAAAGCCCCTGGGCTCCCAGGCGGACCAGCAGCACGCCGTTGCTGAGTACAAGCTGGAGCCTGATGAGAATGTCCCCGCTACCCCGTACCTATGAGGCGCCGGTCAAGCTGACGCCAAAGCAGGCGAACATCTACGTGTGGGGCTTCCAGCGTAATGCGCGCTTCCGTGATGCGGTGTGCGGGCGTCGATTCGGCAAGACCTTCCTCGGTAAAGCCGAGATGCGCCGCGCGGCTCGCCTGGCTGCTGAGTGGGGCGTAAGCGTCGAGGATGAGATCTGGTACGCGGCTCCGACGCAGAAGCAGGCCCGCCGGGTCTTCTGGCGCCGACTGAAACAGGCTATCCCCCGCGAATGGCGTGAGTGCAAGCCGAACGAGTCGGACATGCTGATCACGCTCAAGAGCGGTCACCTGATCCGCTGTGTTGGCCTGGAGAACTACGACGACCTGCGAGGCTCTGGCCTGTTCTTCGTCCTGGTGGATGAGTGGGCGGATTGCAAGTGGGCGGCCTGGGAGGAAGTGCTGCGCCCGATGCTGTCGACGTGTGAGTACGTCATACCGGGCGTCGGCAAGTGCAAGGGCGGTCATGCTCTGCGCATCGGCACCCCCAAGGGCTTCAACCACTGTTACGACACATACCGCGATGGGCAGAAAGACGGCGAGCCAGACCACAAGAGCTGGCTCTATACCTCGCTGCAGGGCGGAAACGTCCCGGCCGAGGAGCTGGATGCGGCCCGCCGTAAGATGGACCCTCGGACGTTCCGGCAAGAGTACGAAGCCAGCTTCGAGAACTACGCCGGGGTCGTCTACTACACGTTCAGTCGCACCGACTGCCGCACCAGCGAGCGAATCAAGCCGGGAGAGGCCCTGCACATCGGTATGGACTTCAACGTCATGAAGATGGCTGCGGTCGTGTATGTGGTCCGTGACGGCCTGCCGCTGGCCCTGGATGAGTTCCACTCGGTGCGGGATACGCCCGAGATGATCGAGAAGATTCAGGCGCGATTCCCTGGACATGGCGTGGCGGTCTATCCCGACGCCAGCGGCCAGAACACCAGCAGCAAGAACGCCAGCGAGTCGGACCTGTCCCTGCTGCGCAAGGCTGGCTTCACGGTGATCGTGGACACCCAGAACCCAAGCGTCAAAGACCGGGTTAACTCGGTCAACGCCATGTTCATGAACGCATACGGCGAGCGCCGGCTGATGGTCAACATCGACCAATGCCCGCAGCTCACCCTCTGTCTTGAGCGACAGACCTACGACAAACACGGCGAGCCCGATAAAGACCCGAAGAAGGGTCACGACCACATGGTTGACGCCGCTGGCTACTTCATCGCCAAGCGCTTCCCGATCAACGTGGCGATGACTACGACCCAATCCCTGAGAATGTGAGCATGAGCGATAACCCGAGCTTCACCCTTCCAGCTGTCGACGAGATGCGCCGATACTGGGCGGTGATTTCGCCGCTCATGGGCGGAACGCTGGCGATGCGGGCTGCTGGACAAAAGCTGCTGCCCCGGTATCCAGCTGAGGACGAAGACGTCTACAAGGACCGCCTGGCCCAGTCCACGCTGCTCCCTGCCTATTCCGAGACGGTCGGTAACATGACCTCTCGCGTGTTCGCAGAGCCGCTGCAGGTTGGCGATGACGTGCCGCCAGAGATTGCCGAAATGGCCGTCGATATCGACCTGGCTGGCAATGACCTGAACAACTGGGCAGTGGAGTTCTTCCGCAACGGCCTGAGCCATGGCCTGTGCCATGCGCTGGTGGATCATCCTGCAGTGCAGGCTGGCCGCACGCGGGCAGAGGAGAAGGCCTCCGGGGTTCGCCCTTACACCGTGCTGGTGAAGCCTGAGCAAGTCCTGGGCTGGAAGTCCAACGGCAGCGTCCTGACCCACTTCCGCTACATCGAGATGATCGAGGAGGAGGATGGCGAGTTTGGGGTGGAATGCGTCCTGCAGATCCGGGTGCTTGAGCCTGGCCTGTGGTGGACCTACCGTGTCGCCAAGAATGGCGGGGCCTGGGCGATCCATGACGAAGGCGTCACCAGCCTGGACCACATCCCGCTGGTCACCTTCTACACCGGTCGCACTGGCTTCATGACGGCCAAGCCGCCGCTGCTCGAACTGGCCCACCTGAACGTCAAGCACTGGCAGAGCCAGAGCGACCAAGACAATATCCTGCACGTCATTCGGGTGCCGATCCTGGCCCGTATCGGTGTTCAGCCGCTGTACGACAACCAAGGCAAGCCGGTACCGCCTGAGTTCAAGGTGGGCACTGGATCGCTGACCGACCTGCCCAAGGACGGTGACCTCAAGTACGTCGAGCACACCGGCAAGGCTGTCGAGTCTGGGCGCACCGCGCTTCAGGACCTGCTGGACGAGATGCGCATGGCCGGCGCCAAGCTGCTCACCCCGGACAAGTCCACGACGAAGACCGCCACCCAGGCCGAGGAAGAGGCCGCGCAGGAGCTTTCCCCGCTGGCGCGCATGGCGCACCAGTTCGCCGACTGCCTTGGGCAGCTGCTCCAGTACATGGCCGAGTATCGCGGCCTGAGTGACGGCGGCAGCGTCGAGATGCGCGGCAACTTCGACGTCGACTACATGCCAGAAGTGTCGCTGCCTACCCTGGTCTCCATGGCCAACGCCGGGATGATCTCGAAAGAGACCCTGTTCGCCGAGATGCAGCGCCGTGGCGTGATCAGCGACGAATACGACTGGGCGGAAGAGCTGGCCAAGATTGACTCCCAAGGCCCAGCCCTTGGGGCGATCTGATGAAGACGGCAAACGAGCAGCTGATTGATGAGCTGATAGGGCATGAGGTCGATCTGTCCAGGTTGAGCAATGCCCAAGTCGTCGCGATCATCAAGATCCTGAACGGTAACGACACTGAGCTGCGTGCGGCGCTGGTGGCTGCCATCGAGGCGCTTGGCACTGACCTGAGCGCTTCGGCGGTGGATGCGGCGCTGTTTCGAGTCAACCAACTGAACAGCGACACCTTCGCCCAGGTTCGTCAGGCCATGGCTGCGCTGACCGATGGCGTGGCCACCTACGAGATCGCTTTCCAGCAAGGACTACTCCAGTCGATCGTGCCCGCCCTGGTGCAGGCCAAGTTCCCGATTCAGGTGGCGCAGTTCAGCCAGGTGAGGGCACAGGCCGCAGCCAGGCCATTCCAGGGGCGATTGCTGTCCGAATGGATGGATGGCATCGAGGCAGACCGAAAGGCGCTGATTCGCAACGCTGTGCGCGCTGGCGTGGTGAATGGCCAGACAACCCCCGAGATCGTGCGAACGATCATGGGCACCCGGGCCGAGAAGTACGCCGATGGGCTGATACATCGCTCACGGCGCGAGGTCGAGTCGGTTGTCCGTTCAGCCGTGTCGCACACCGCCGAGACAGCCAGTGACCGGGCTTTCGAAGCCAACAGCGACATCATCAGCCACGTTGAGTGGTTGAGCACCCTGGACAGCCGGACCTCAACCACTTGCCGTATCAGGGACAGGCTGCCGTACACGCTGGGCACGTATCAGCCCATCGGGCACAAGATCCCGTGGCTTGCCGGGCCAGGCCGCATCCACTTTTGCTGCCGCTCGACCAAGATCCCGATCCTCAAGAGTGCCTTGGCACTGGGAATCAGCGATACGGCAACACGGGCAAGCATGGATGGCCAGGTGCCGCAGCAGACCACCTACGCGCAATGGCTCGGCAGGCAGTCCTCAGCCCGCCAGGACGAGATCCTCGGACCTGAGCGCGGGAAGCTACTGCGCCAGGACAAGCTGAAGCTCGAAGACTTCTACAACGAGCGTGGGAAATTCCTCACCCTCGACGAGCTGCGCGAGCGGCTCAAGTAATTCCGCGCCACGAAACGCAACACCAGCATTTTGTGGCGCGCAATGCAGGCCTCGCTAAGCGCGGGGCTTTTTTCTGCCTGCGGTTCGGATGGACGGGGCGCAATGGGCCGGATGGCTCAACAACAGGCCGGATGGCCCAGAGAGACGAGATGAAACTTAAGACCGTTGAAGTGGATGGCAAGCAGTACGCAGTGATCGAAGATGGCAAGCCCGTCTACACAGATGACGACGGCAAGGACGTCGCATTCGATGCGGTCGGCACCCGCAACACCATCACCCGGCTGAATGCCGAGGCGAAGTCGCACCGTGAGCGCGCGGACGGCTTCGAGAATACTGCGAAGGCGTTCGAAGGCATCGAAGATGCTGCGGCCGCCAAGAAAGCCCTGGAGATCGTCGCCAACCTCGACGCCAAGAAGCTGGTGGATGCCGGCGAGATCGAGAAGGTGAAGGGCGAAATCAGCAAAGCCTTCCAAACCCAGCTGGATGAAGCCAACACCAAGGCGCAGGGCTTCGAGCAGCAGCTGTATGCCGAGAAGATCGGCGGCAGCTTCGCCCGCTCGCAGTACATCGCCGAGAAGATGGCTGTTCCTGCTGACATGGTCCAGGCCACCTTCGGCAGCAACTTCAAGATCGAGGAAGGCAAGGTCGTCGCCTACGACGCCCAGGGCCAGAAGATCTTCAGCCGCTCCCGCCCGGGTGAACTGGCCGACTTCAACGAAGCGCTCGAAACCCTCGTCTCGCAGTACCCGCACCGCGATCACATCCTCAAGGGCTCCGGCGCTCAAGGCACGGGTGCCCACACGACCAATGGTCAAAAGCCTCAGACCAAGGGAAACCTTGGCGGCGACAAGGCTGCGCGCCTGGAAGCCATCAAGGCCATGACCGCAGACGCATAAGGAAACGATATGTCTCTCTCGAACATGAAGGTGTTCAACGAATACCTCAAGCAAACCACCATCGAGACCCTGCAGCAGGACGTCGAGAAGTTCAACGCTGCCTCGGCCGGGGCTATCCGCCTCACCACTCAGGGCATCGACGGCGACTTCCTGCAGGAATCCTTCTGGGCTGGCCTGCACGGCGCTCAACGCCGCGTTGACCGCTACGCCGCCAACAGCTCGCAGGCATCGACCCCGCTTTCGCAGAAGCAGTACGACTCGGTGAAGATCGCCGGCGGCTTCGGCCCGATCATCTGGGAGCCTTCCCAGCTGTCCTGGGTGCAGAAGAACCCGGAGGAAGCGCTGGAGGTCATCAGCCGCAACCTGTCCGAATCGATCATGGCCGACCAGCTGAACACTGCGATCGCCGCCCTGGTGGCCGCCATCGGCAACCAGCCGACCGCTGTGAACGATGTCTCGGCCACCGCCGGCATCACCTACGTCGCCATCAACAACGCCCACGCGCTGTTTGGTGACGCCTCCCAGCGCCTGGTTGCCCAGGTCATGACCGGTGCCATGTACCACAAGTTGATGGGCCAGAACCTCGCCAACGCCGAGCGCCTGTTCCAGTTCAGCGGCGTGCAGGTGGTCGACATCCTGGGCAAGGCGGTGATCATCACCGACGCCGCCGCACTGTTCGAGTCCGGCACCCCGGACAAGCAGAAGGTGCTGAGCCTGGCCGATGGCGCGGCGATGGTGATGGATGGTTCCGACCTGATCACCAACATCGAGACCACCAACGGCAACCAGCGCATCGAGACCACCATGCAGGCCGATTACACCTTCGGCATGGGTCTCAAGGGCTACACCTGGGACACCACCAACGGTGGCAAGTCTCCTACCGACGCTGAGCTGGCGACCGGCTCCAACTGGGACCTGGTGGCGAACAGCATCAAGGCCTCGGCTGGCGTAATGACCATCGGTGACGCCGCGCAGTAATCGGCATAGCGCCCTTCGGGGCGCATTCAACTGGAGACAGACATGTCCGAAAAGATCGTTTACGAGAAACACCCGGTCTCTGCTGAGCGCAAGACTTACCTGCGGCAGAAGGGCTACAAGATCCTCGATGCGCGCTTCGCGCCTGAGGATTACAAACACCCGGAGCCGGTCAAGGAAGTGAAGGCCGGCAATGGTGGCAATGGCAAGACCGCAGCCGAGAAAAAGGCCGCAGCCGAAGCTGAGGCCAAGGAAAAGCTGCAGACTGCCCTGACCGCAAAGGGCATTGAGTTCTCGCCCGAGGCGAGCGCCGCTGACTTGCAGAAACTGCTGGATGAGGCCGCGTAATGACCACCTACATCACCGTCGAGCAGGTAGACGCCCTGCTTGGGCCGACCTGGGCGCCCGACGACCAGAAGGCCCGGGCGGTGCTGATGGCCAACACCTGGCTTACCAATCTCGGCCTGCCTGAGTTCGATCCGGTTCCGGATGACGTGATTCAGGCAGGCGCCGAGATCGCCCGAGAGGCTGCGGCGGGCAACATCTACGGCAGCAAGGAAACCGGCGTACTCAGCAAGTCGGTGGATGCTGACGGGGTGTCCAGCAGCAAGACCTATTCCGAGTACTCCCGAAACATCAGCGCGGGCGAATCGTTCGCCCTGGCGCTGCTGGCGCATTACCTGAACAGCAGCGGCCAGACCAAGATCGTGAGGGGCTGATATGGGGCTTCGCGATGAACTGCAGGCCGACCTTGCGGAAGCCTTCAATACGGACCTAGCCGACGCAGTGCTGGCCTTCACGGGCGAGTACATGGGGCCTGGCGTGTGGGATCCGGTCGGCGAGACCACAACCGCCCAGCCAGTAACGTACACGGGCCGTGGCGTGCTGTCCCGCTACGAAGATAGCCGGATCGACAATGTGAACATCCTGGTCGGCGACCTGCGCCTCACCGCGCTTGCCAACGAGGTCACCGATACCCCGGATGTTGGGCACAAGATCACCGCTCCCGATCTGATGGACCGGTCCAAGCAGGTGGTCTACCTGGTCAAGTCGGTGCGAGCTGATCCGGCCTCGGCCACCTACCGCGTACAACTGAGGAAGTGACCCATGGCCAGACGAGGCTGGAGCACACCGCCGAGCCTGTTCGCGGGCGTGGTCGAGGAGGCGCTCACGCAGCGCGTCCGGGTCATCGCCCTGGCCATGCTCAACGAGATCGTGCTGCGGTCTCCGGTCGACACCGGGCGGTTCCGGGGCAACAACATCGTGAGCGTCGGCGCCCCGGTCTACACGTCCACCACCAACGTGGACAAGAGCGGCAGCGAGACTATCCAGCGCGGCCTGTCCGCCATGAGCGGGCTTGAGCCGTACACGCAGGTGTTCATCCAGAACTCGCTACCGTACGCCACCGCCCTCGAAGGCGGTCATTCGAAACAGGCTCCGGCCGGCATCTACGCCGTTTCATTCCACAGCGTTTCCCAGGCCTATAGCTCATGACCTTCGAACAGATCCGCGCCATCGTCATTGGCCGCATGCAGCAGTGGTCCGGCATCCCATCCGCGAACGTGGACTACCCGAACAACGTGGCGCCATTCGACCCGGCTGGGATGACCATCTGGGCCCGCCTGGCTGATATCCCTGGCCTGAGCAGCACGCCAGAGGTCGGCAACGGGCCTAGCGTGCGCCGCACTGGCGTACTTGTGATTCAGCTGTTCGTGCCGAGCTACAAGGGCACGCTGGCCATAACCAGGGCCGCCGACACGCTGGTGCAGCACTTTGAGTTCTACAGCGATCCGACCGGGCCATTCGACTGCTACGCGGCATCTGCTGCGACGATTGGCGATGACGGCCATGGCTGGTACCAGGTCAACGTTTCAATACCCTATCGCGCCTACTGAGAGGCAAGCATGTCCAAGACAACCGTGGAGCTGCACCGCAGCTTGATCCGCGCGGCTAAGGCTGCGCTTGCCGCCTGGGAGCGCTGGCTTTCAGCGAAGGAGGGCGGCGATGCAAGTCCGAATTGACGGTAAGCTCGTCGAGCGATCCAGCTACTTCGTCCGGGATAACGAACGCGGTCCTTTCGGTAGCGCCACAGGCGAAGAGCCTGATCTTCTTGATGGGGAGCAGGTTGTGTGGGCGCTTGGAGAACCGGTTCCAACCATCATCAGGGTGCGCAGCCATGAGTGAGAGCATGACCATTGACCAGGTGCGCGAAGAGCGCCGCATCCTGTCCGATCAGATCCATGGCGCCGTCAAGGCCTTCAACGAGAAGACCGGGCTTAGCGTCGAGTTCGTCAATCTGCAGTACGTCGACCTCACCAGCTTCGGCGAAGTTAGCCGAAAAGTCCTGACCTCCGTCGAGGTCGAGCTGAACATCTGAACAACCTGAACCACCGGGCACGCTGACCAGACACGCCGAAAGGCCCCTCTGATCGCAACGCCTCCCCGGATCACTACGATCTAAGGAGGCACCGATGAGTTCGGGCGCAAAAGTATCGACCGCGTGGAAGCGCGAAGTCACCCCAGGAGTCACCCCGGCAGGCAACTGGAACGTGCTGACTCGAGTCAGCTTCGGTCTTCTGCCGACCTACAACAGCGAAGAGAACAACGAGATTGGCATTGACCGCATGGCTCAGGGCACCACCCAGACCACTGTAGACGTCGGTGGCGACGTAGAGACCAAGCTGCGTTACGGCGCGCTGGACGACTTCATGGCCTCGTGCTTCGGTGCGGACTGGGTCGGAAACCAGCTGACTATGGGCAACCAGCGCATCACCTTCTCGATTGGCTCCTACGCCAGCGACATCGGGGTGGCGGCGATCGCGCGCGGTGCACAAGTCGCCACGATGAACTTCGAGATCCCGAGTGATAACGAGATCACTGTCACCACCACCTTTGCCGCCACGTCGTGGCAGGACAAGGCCGACAACACCTCGTTTATCGTCAATCCGCAGGCAGAGGCAAAGCAGCGCCGCTACGGCTTCAAGGACGTGAGCGGCCTCAAAATCAATGGTGAGCAGCTTGGCGAGGACAACGCCTGTGTCGATAGCTTCAACCTGCAGTTCGACAACGGCGTGCAGACCCAGCGCTGCATCGGTAATGGCAACCCGTTCCCTGGCAACATCATCCCTACCATCTTCACCCCGTCGGGATCGATCACGATCAGTTGGTCAAAAAAAGCGTATGAATTCTGGAAGGCGCAGCAAACCAGCAGTGCACTGAGTTTTGAGTTCACGCTGAACAACGCAGATGGGGGCTACACCTTCAAGCTGCCGGAGATGGAGGTCAGTGGTGATTGGCCTGACGGCGGCGCCACCGACATCATCCAGGTTGAGTTGAGCTACACCGGTCGCCGCGTGCCGCCAACAATCACCCGCACACCGGCTCCGATCACTGTAAGCACCGTGACCGTGTCGCCGACCACTGCCAGCGTTGCCGTCGGCCAGACTCGAGATCTGGAGGTGCTGGTCGCTCCTGTTGGTGCGAGTCAGCAGGTCACCTGGTCCAGCTCTGACGCTACCAAGGCGACTGTCAGCCAGACCGGACTGGTCACGGCTGTTGCCGTCGGCACAGCCACCATCACCGCGTCCAGCGCAGCAGATCCGACCAAGAGCGGCACTGCAACTATCACGGTTACCGCTTAACCCTTTGCCCGGCGCGCCCTGCGGTGTGCGTCGGGCCTTTTACCGCAGAGGAATACCATGGCATTCACCATCGCAAAGAAGCCTGAGCTGGACATCAACGGCGAGCGCTGGGTTGAGTTCGCCCCAGGCGCAGAGATTCTGGTCGGCTCGATCGCCAATCCGCTCTACAAATCTCACCAGGCCCTGATCAACCGTCACCTGGCGGCAATCAATCAGCAGGCCCGCATCGGCACCGCTGAGTTCAGTTTGTCGGACATCCCTAACGTAGAGCTCGAGACCGATGATGACCTTTTCATCGAGTTGGCCGCGAAGCACCTGATCAAGGACTGGAAAGGGGTCGATGTTGAAGAGAAGCCTGGCGAGCCAGCGCCATACAGCCCTGAGCTGTGCATCCAGCTCATCAAGCAGATGAACAGCGTGTATTTCCTGGCCTTGCGCACTGGCAACGACATCGCCCGCCGAGTCGAGGAGAAGGCCGCAGCCACAGCGGAAAAGCAGTAGCGGCATACCTATGGGGGCGCGAGTGGGCAGGTGATGCCAACGAGAAGAAGCGCTGGAAGCATGAGCGCTTGGGATCTCGAGTGCCAGATGCTCCCGAGATTGACGGTGTGACTGCCGAGATACTTGAGGCTTACGCCTACATCAGCCGGTCCAGGCAGTATGTGGGCATGGTCGGCGCGCCTGCGCCGATCCCGCCTTCAGCCATCACCGAATACCTCGATCGCTATCCATCAGCGATATGCCGCGAAGAGCTCGACGCAGCCGTGTTTGCCCTTGATGACCAGTTCCGTAAGCACTGGGACGAGGAGCACGAGAAGGCCCAGGAGGCGGCGGGCAAAAGCAGGCCGAATAAGCGGTGAGTGCGCCACTCCTGTGGTGTGGTAGATTCACGCTATCTCTTTGGAGGAAGCCATGAATCGACTGATGCTGATCGCTGCTCTCTGCCTGCTGCCAGGCGGCGCCACCTTTGCAAAAGCACCGGATCAGTGCGAGAAGATTTCCGACCTGGCTGCCGAGGCCATGAAGGCGCGCCAAGACGGTGATTTGCTGAAGGACGCCATCAGGTCGGTCGGTGACGGCAGCAAGTTTTCAGAAGGAATGGTGATGAAAGCCTACCAGGTCAGGGTTTTCGAGGACTCCAAGGAGCGGGCAACCGCTATATCCGAGTTCCAGAATGCTGCTTACAGAGAGTGCTACGACGCGCACAACTGAACAACGACTCAATAAAGAACCCGCCTTGAGCGGGTTTTTTTATGCCCGGAGAATGACATGGCTCAGGAATCCCGCCTGGCGGTAACGATCGACTCGCGGGGCGCCAAGCGCAATGCTGACGACCTTAAAGATTCCCTTGAGGGTGTGGAACGGGCTGGCGATGGCGCCACTAAGAGCACCGAAGGATTGTCTTCAAGCCTTGACGAGCAGCGAAAGGAGCTGTCGCAGCTGCTGGGTCAGATCAATCCAACGGTAGCAGCGCTCGGCCGGCTGGATGACATGCAGGAGAAGCTTGCCAAATACAAGAAGGCCGGCATCGTCGAGAGCGACACTTTCGTCGAGTACACCCAGCGGATCAACACTTTGCGGGATGCTCTAGGCGAATCAGCTGAAAGCATGAACAGGACCGGCATGTCGGCTAAGGCCATGCGCAACAATCTGAACATGCTTCCAGCGCAGTTCACTGACATCGCGGTAAGTCTTCAGGCTGGCCAGGCCCCACTGACGGTATTGCTGCAGCAGGGCGGACAGCTTAAGGACATGTTCGGCGGTATCGGCCCTGCTGCCAAGGCAATGGGTGGATACATCCTTGGCCTGGTAAACCCCTTCACCCTTGCAGCAGCTGCCGCTGGCGCGCTCGCTTTGGCATATTACAAAGGCTCCGAGCAGTCGGACGCCTTGCGCGACAGCCTGATCCTGACCGGTAACTTTTCGAAGGCATCCGAAGCCCAGCTGATCAGCCTGGCAGATTCGGCTGACCAGGTGACAGGCACGTTTGGGCAGGCGGCCGGCGCACTGGCGCAGTTGACCGCCGCCGGCACGAACACCACCGGCAACCTGAAGTTGATCACGACGACCGCTGTAGAGATGCAGCGCGTCACCGGAAAGGCGGTAGAGGATACGGTCGCCGAGTTCATCAAGCTGGGCAAGGACCCGGTCGCCGGCATCGTTGAGCTGGATGAGAAATACCGATTCTTGACCGCGTCGGTTTACGCTCAGATCAAGGCGCTTTCGGATCAAGGCAACGCCGTGGCAGCCGCCGACCTGGCGGAGCGCACCTACGCCGAAGCCATGGGGCAGCGCACGGCAAAGATCCGGGAGAACCTGGGCCTGATCGAGCGCGGATGGCTCAACATCAAGGATGCGACGAACGAGGTCCTGGACGCTTTCGCCAGCATCGGCCGCAAGAGCGTGGAGAGCGAAGAGAAGGCCATTACCCAGCTGCAACAGAAAATCGCTTACCTCCAAAGCACGCTCGACACCGCATATGAGGACAACGACGCCAGGGCGCGTATTGCGAGCCTTCAAGAAGAGCTGAAGAAGCGCCAGGACATCAAGCAGGTCAACGCTGCCACTCTGGAGGAGGAAGAAAAGCGGCGCCGTATCCAGGAGGAGGGGCGGAAAGGTCTGCAGGACCTGGACACGAGCTACAAGAGCGCACTGACCCAGACTCAGCGGCTCAACAAGGAGTTAACCGATCTCGATAAGGCGCGGGCCAAGGCGGTGGCGGCTGGAGTGTTCACCGCCGCCGAGGAAGCGAAATACGCCCAGTCGCGCAAGAACATCGAGAAAGAGATTGCCGACATCAAGGAGCGAGAGGCGAAGAAGAACACGCCGAAGGGCGCCAACAAAGGAGTGTCGGAAGCTGAAACCACGTTCGCGCGCCTGTACAACCAATATGACCCCGCCGCCCAAGCAGCGCGCACGCTGACCAAGGAGCAGGGCCAGCTGGATCTCGCCTTGAGCAAAGGCAAGATCAGCCAGGAGGAATATGGCAAGGCGCTGGCCCAGGCCTCCATCAACTATGCCGCCGCCATCAAGGGCGCCCAAGGTCTCACCCAGGCCGAGCAGTACCGTGCGCAGCTTGAGCGGCAGCTTGCCGGTCAGCGCAACGAGTACAGCGTAGCTGCCGCTGGTGTCGGCATGGGTGATCTTCAGTCGCAGCGCCTACAGCAGCGTGTTCAGCTGGAGCAGCAGACCAACGACCGCATCCTTCAGCTGCGCACCGAACTGGCCAACGCCACGACGGAGAAGCAGCGCCAGGACCTGCAGGCCCAGATCGATCTGACCAACGAGTTCCTGCCACGTCAGTTGGAGGCGCTGCAGAACGGTTGGGCTCAGATGGACCAGGCCATGATGAACCCGATCAATGGGTGGACTGCCGCGGTGCAGAACTTCGGCAATCAGGCCATGAACGTGGCCGGGCAGACGCAATCGGTCTTCTCGACGGCGTTCGGATCGGTTACGCAGGGCCTGACGGACGACATCATGAACCTGAACCTGTCGTTCCAGAGCTTGGGTGAGCTGGGCAAGAACGTCCTTCGCGATGTTGTGGCCGGGTTTGTGAGGATGGGCGTACAGATGGGGGTAAACGCGGCACTGGCCGCTACCCTCGGCACGGCTACGGCCGGCACATCCATCGCGCTGGCCGGTACCACGGCTGCAGCCTGGGCGCCAGCTGCTGCGCTCGCATCGTTGGCCAGCTTTGGTGGCAACTCCATTCCTGCTGCGGCAGCCCTGACCTCGACCACTGCCCTGGCTACCACCCTGGCAGCGGTTCCCGGCTTTGCCACCGGCGGCTACTTCACTGGATCAGGCACAGGCACATCCGACAGCAACCTGGCCAAGCTCAGCAACGGCGAGTTCATTGTCAACGCTGCGGCTACACGGAAGAACAGGGCCCTCCTTGAGGCGATCAATTCCGGAGAGCGTGTTTCGACTGGCAGCGGAACTGGCTCTGGTGGTGGCGCGTCGGCAATGCCTCAGCCAATCGTCCAGATTTTTGAGGATCCATCGCGTGCCGGTACATCACAGGTGACCAGGGAAGGGAACCAGGACTTCATCAAGGTATGGGTGGCCAGCGTCATGGGTGACGGTGAGGCAGACCAGGCCCTGCGGGCGAAATACGGACTTCAAGGGGTTGGTTCATGATCGAGTACCCAGTAGAACTGCCGCTACCGCTGCAGGATGGATACGCGCTGGACACCCCTGTCGACCCGATGCTGCGGACATCGATGCAGTCTGGGCGGGCAAGGCAGCGGCTGAATTTCGATGAAGTACCGTACCTGATCAACGCCAAATGGAACTGCGACCGCAACCAGATGGCGTTCTTCCAAGGGTGGTACGCCCGCGAGCTGGTGCAGGGGGTTGAGTGGTTCAAAGCCACCCTCCTGACGCCAATCGGCTTCATGGAATACGAGTGCAGGTTTACGGGCCACTACACTGGGCCGTCGCTGGTTCAGGTCAGCCGCTGGGAATTTTCAGCGGTCCTTGAGCTGCGCGAGCCGCCACTCATGAACCCTGGCTGGGAGGAGTTCCCGCAGTACTGGTTCATGATGAACATCATCGACCTGGCGCTTAACCGCGAATGGCCGCTGATGCACTTCGACTACCCGACCTATGCGGCCGCCATGGCTGTTATCAGGACCCTGAGGCCTGGCCTGCAGATCACGATTGAGGCAGACGAAACGCAAGGTGGCCAGCACGCCGTATACAACGTGGTGCGCGCCGACAGCCCGTCGCTCAGCCTCGACTTCATGGCCCAGGTCTACAAGGTTGGGCAGCCAAACGACTACCTGGTGCTGGTGAGGGCCTATGGAAGCTAAAGCATTCGGGGATCTGATCAATTTTTCGAGGTCTACGGTTGCGTCGTATTTCAATGCAGCCGGGCTGCTTGTACAAGCCGCTGTCAATGAGCCGCGCTTTGATTACGACGCCGCAACTTTGCAGCCCAGGGGTTTGCTGTTGGAGCCCCAGCGACAAAACACCCTTACCTTTTCCCAGGACTTCAGCAACTCCGCATGGGTGAAAAGTCGTTCTACGACCACCTTGTCTGGCGCGGCTCCAGATGGGAGTCCCACGGCGTGGTCTGTCGCAGGCAACGGTGTTGCGGGTGATTCCTACCTGTTCAGAAGTTCGCAAAGCTGGTTGTCAGGCACCGCCTATGCGTTCAGCCTGTTCGCCAAAGCTGGCTCCGGCACTGTGCTTTCATTGCGGCTGCCAACTGACGCTTTCGGTATTGCGATAATTGTAAGCTTCGACCTGAGTGGCGACGGTTCGTTTGTTGTCGGCTCAGGAAGTGCCACTACAGTAGCGCAAATTATCAAGTTGGCTAACGGGTGGTTCAAGTGTTGTGTTATGGCAACCACGACTGCAGTTGGTGGGGGTAACTGGATCGCCATAAACCTAGGAACCACTACAACTAGCTCGTTCCTTATATGGGGGGCACAGCTGGAAGTGGGAGCGTGGCATTCATCCTACATCGCCACCACTACCGCTGCGGTATCTCGCAACGCCGATGTCGCATACGTTGATGTCGGGGCATGGCTCAAGGGCGGTGAGGGCACTCTGTTCACGGAAGCCTATGCGTCGAGTGGGCAGACTTTTGTAGGTTCGCTGGGATCTACCACCATTTCAGGTCCACGCGTAGCAAACTGGAAGAGCGCCACAGGGCTGCTGAATAGCCAGATAGTTGCAGATGACGGGTCTACATCATTTTCTGCCAGCATGGCCACCGTCACGCCTGGGGTGCTCATGAAACAGGCAGTAGCCTACAGTAGAAATGATTTCCAGGCCGCCGCAAATGGCGCGCTGTCGCTGGTTGATACGTCTGGTGAAGTACCGACGCCATCGCGCCTTTCACTGGGCGCACGGGGTATTTCGGGTGACGTGCTCAACGGGCATTTGCGCCAGCTTAAATACTACCCATACCGGCTCAGCGCCTCAGAACTTCAAGCGATCACCTCATGACGATACTCGAAGATACCTACCGCGAGGCAATTGCCTCTGGCGGTAAGGAAGCGTTCGTCCGCACGTTGGAGATCACTTGCCCAGCTTGGGATTCGCCGGTGCTTATCTGCAACGGCTTTAAGGACCGGGTATGCGGTACAGAGGATGGGCGCCTGCTCACCTTTACAGCGGCCAATATCGGCATCGCGCTACCGCAGAAGAACAACAAGGGTAATCAGGCCCTGGCCTTTGCGGTGGACAACACAACAGGCGAGGTCCAGCGCAAAGCTGACCAGGCCTTGGACGGCAATGCCCGGGTCACTGCGATTTATCGGGTCTACCTGGCCAGCGACACCTCAGCGCCGTGCGAAAGGCCATACCGAATGAGCGTAGACAGCGACTCGTTCGAGCAGAACCAGGCAACGCTCCAGTGCGGTTTCTTCGATGTTATCGGCACTGGCTGGCCGCGCGCGCTCTACACAACCAGGTTCGTCCCAGGCCTCACCTACCTCTAAAGGTTTCCCTCATGGAATGGATCAACACATACCTGTCCTGCAGGTATGAGGACGGCGCTCGCGGTCCAGAAATGTTCGATTGCTGGGGTTTGGTGCGGGACGCACGCCATCGGCACCAGGGTAAGCGCCTGTTGCCCAGCTGGGGGCATGTCCGCAACACAGAGCCGAAGGAGTTCACCCGTGCCTACCGGGCAGAAGCCGAGCACATGCAGGTTTGCCAACCAGAGCCTGGGGCAATCGCTGCAGTCATGCGCGGCCACATCTGTGTGCACGTGGCCCTGGTTGTTGAGGCCGGCGGCCGGCTCAAGGTCCTGGAGATCAATCCAGCGCGCGGTGCCCGGTGTCTGCCGCTGGCGCAGTGGGCGCGAGACCACAACACCGTCATCTACTACCGGGACCGACAATGATCGAAGTATTCCCTAACAAGATCGTGCCGTTCCCGGCCGAGACTTATCAGGTTGAGGCACGCCAGAGCCTGCTGGACTGGTTCCATGCCGATGGCTTGCCGGAACAGGTAGAGCCCGCCGCGCTGCCATTGAGCGTCTTCGTCAACGGTGAGCGTGCGCTACCCACGCAGTGGGCGAAGATCGAGTTCGGGCCTGAAGATCGTGTCGAGATCTACCGAGAGCCGAAGGGCACCGACCCGTTCTCGATCACCCTCGCCCTGGTGTTCGGCGCCAAAGCAGTGCTTGGCGCGCTGATGCCGAAGATGCCCTCGTTGAACAGCGGCGGCAACACCAAGCGAGGTGACGATCTTGGTCTGGCTACGGTGAAAGGCAACCAGGTGAAGCTGAATGCCGTGATCCGTGAGATCGCCGGACGGCAGCGCCCTTACCCGGATTACGCCCTCCCGCCGAACCGTTACTTCGATGACCCACGCTCTCAGTGGATCGAGATGCTGTTGGTCGTAGGGCGGGGTAGCTATGACATCCCATTGAGCAGCGTGCTCATTGGCGATACGCCTGTCATTTCGTTGGGCGCCGATGCCCAGATGGTCATCTATCAACCTGGAGACGACCTTTCATACGAGGCCGCAGCCAAGTGGTGGCACTCGGCGCCAGAAGTCGGTGCCACCTCAACCGGCACCGCAGGCATTGAGCTGAAGGCAACATATGCCGTAAACCCCGTTCCGACAGCTCAGTCATTCCGGTTTGCCGGTTATACCGTCACGGTGCCAACTGGCGCCGGGCAGTTCCCGGAAGGCTGGGCAGCTGGGATGCTTGTGCGCATTGAGGTCTCGTATCCGTACGACGTCATCGATGGCGGTGCAGCGCGAGACATCATTCGCGGAAACCTTGATCAGATCGCGCCGTACGTGGGCATGCCGGTCGAGATCACAGGCGCTAACGCTGGCAATTACACCGTAGCCAGCTTTACCCCTGGTGTTGGCAGCGCGCCCGATGAGATGACCCTAGACTGGCAGGGTGGCGGACCAGCCACGGGGCTACAGGCCGGGTCAGCCCTGCAGATGGGGATAGGGTTCCGTGGGCTTCGGTATCGCATCACGGCGGCCAGTACGGCTTCCATCACGGTAGAACGGATCAATGCTGCTGGGGTAGCCGACACAACGTGGCCAGGCTTCGATGCGCTGACCACGGCCACTGCTGTGCTGCGCCTGGACGGATCAACCCAAGAGGGGGATTGGTCAGGCCCGTTCCCGGCCTGTCCTCCTGGCAAGACCACTCGACGCATCGCTTGGGATATCTTCTTCCCGCAAGGCCTGGTCCACGTAGGCGGTAAGGGTGACCTGAACTCACTAGAAGTGACTGTGGAAATGCAGTACCGGGACATCACCACTGCCGGCGCCTGGACTTCTGAGGTCAAGATTTATCAGGCCGCTACGCTCGACCAGCTCGGTTTCACCAACTACACCAATCTGCCTTCGGCTATCCGGCCAGAGGTGCGCATCCGCAGGATCGGCGCCAAGTCGACTAGCACCCAGGATGCGAACACCGTGCAATGGTATGGCCTGCGCTCCAACCTCGATGCGCCGATCAAGTATGACGGTGTCACCCTCATCGCCCTGCGCGTGAAAGGCGGCAACCGGATCGCTTCGCAGTCCGAGAGCCAGGTTTCCTGCATCGCCACGCGCAAGCTGCCAACCCGAAGAGGTGGAGCTTGGACTGAGCCCGAGCCAACCCGCGACATCTCCGCGTGGTTCGGCTACATCGCCCAGAGCGTCGGCTATTTGATCGAGGATGGAAATTCCGATATCGACCTGGATGAACTGGACCGTCTGCAAGCCATCTGGACTGCCCGCGGCGACTACTACGACAGGACGATCGAGTCGGCCAGCACGGTGAAGGCCTGCATGATCGAGGCCCTACAAGCAGGATTTGCGGAACTGACCATCGACCGTGGCCTCCTGCGACCCGTCAGGGATGAGAAGCGCGGCCCGGACTTCGATCACGAGTATTCCCCGCTATTCAACCCACAGGTCATGACCAAGCCGCTGAAGCGCGAGGCCGAGCACGTCACCGCCGATGACTTTGATGGCGTGGATGTTGAGTACCTCAGTTCTACCACCTGGCAGATAGAGACGATTGAGTGCCGACTGCCAGGGGATCTCGGCTTACGCACTGAGAAGATCAAGGTCGAGGGCATCAGCAATGAAACTCGGGCGTGGCGCTACGGCATGCGCCGGCGCCGGCAGCAGGTCTATCAACGCAAGCGCTACAGCTTCTCGACCGAACTGGATGCCCTGAACAGCGGGTACCTCGACTACGCATTGCTCGGCGACACCACCCCGGGGTACGGGCAGAGCGCCATGCTCAAGGGCTTCGCACCGATGGGAAGCCAGCAAATTCTGGTCTCTTCCGAGCGGCTCATCTGGACGCCTGGCGCCGAGCACTGGGTGGCGCTGCGCCGGAGAGATGGCAGCGCCTCCGGGCCGTATGTTGCAACCCGGGTTGATGACTATCGCATGACCATCAGCGGACTGGACTTCACTCCCGTGCTCGACAGTGCCATGGACCCGCCCGTCCTTCAGTTTGGGCCGAAGGCGATGTTCTGCTATCCGGCGCTCATCAAGGAAGTGAATCCCAGCGGCACCGTGAGCTGCAACGTAATGGCGGTGAACTACGACGAGCGCGTCTACCTCGATGACGACAACTTCCCGCCGGTCTAATCGGCTCAATTTGAGTATGCCCGCCATGAGCGGGCTTTTTTTCGCCTGGAGACAGCATGCGATACGACACCGGCAATCTTGTTGAACCATATGGATCGAGTGATCCGCGGGACCTGGACGACAATGCCAAGAACATGGACCTTGCGCTTAATGGTGAAAATCCATCCTGGACAGATAGAACCGGCGCACCTCGAAAGAGCTGGCGGGGCCTGGAGCAGCAAGTTACCGCCTACCTCATTGCTTCAGGATACGAGTCGGCCTACGTCTCTTACGCAGCTGGCGCCATCGTTCAACGTCAAACCCAGCTCGTTCAGCGAAACGGTGATCTCTACCGAGTGATCAACGCCGCTGACCTTCCGCTCACCTTATCTGGAACGTGGGCTACTGATTCGCCGAAGCTCCTTGCAGTCGGCGACCAGGCGCTGCGGCAGCAGCTCGGGGAAGGATTCCGGCAGAAGATCGACGGTAGCTTCTATCAGCCGAATGATGTGGATCTTTCGGGCTCTACCGACCAGAGCGCAAAGATTCTCGGCTACTTGAACACCTACAAGCGCGTCAGACTGCCGGCAGGTGCGATCAAGCTCTCCAATCTCATCGTTCCGAGCGGTTGTAGCCTTATTGGTGCCGGCAGGACTGATCTGAACCGAGTCACAAAGGCGTGGTTGCCAGGCGGAACCACGATCTTAGGGACAATCCAGGTTACTGGCTCCCAGGGCTGCGTGATTGGCGCCATGAACATCGATGCCTACGCATTGGGTGGAAACGCGCTCGCAGGTGTCAACTCGAGTACCCGTGACCACTACATCTACGAGGTCAACACCAGGGCAAATGACCACGGGCAACTGTGGGAGCAGAACGCCACTGGGGCAGCGCGTGGCAAAGGCGGCAATATCTTCGTGCGCGACTGCAAGCACTATGACGGGCCCAACGGCTTCGTCTCGAAGATGAAAGATGTCACGTTCCTACGGTGCCTTGCTTATGATGTTACTGTGCAGGCCCATGTGGCCGTGTCGGACAACATCAATGGTGCTGGCGTATACAGTCGAGCAGAGAACACCCAGTTCATCGACTGCGGCGGGGATGGCTGCAATATCGGCCTGACCATTTACTCTCGTGACGCATTTAGCGCTTCAAACGCGAATGGGGTGGCCGGTACCATTGGGACTTACTGGCGCGGCACACACACCAACGTTACCGCAGGCTTCATTCACGTCGGGTTGTTCCGTCCGGTGGACGCAGGCACCACGGCGCTGTTCAACGACCAGGTGACGATCGACGGCGGCCAGTATTTCAATGCCCCATTTTTTGGAATCAGGTTCGACGATGCCGCGCGCCCGCGAGTGCTGGCCGGGCACTTCCAGAACTGCGCTAACCCAATAGTCTACGGCGACCAGGTGGTCGATCCTTATGTTTCACCAGCGGTCAGCTGCTATGGATCGATCAACCCCGGCATCCTGTCGCCGTTCATCGTTGACGCGGGCACAGCCGCGGCGATCAATGTCGACATTGTGGGAAGCCTGCTAATCCTGCAGCGCAGTGCTGCATCCACCGTGACGCAATTGGTTACTTCGGCACGCACTCGACGGCTGAAGGTTTTGGTAGACGACAACGTGACAACCCTGGCCATCGCCGGTCGGGCCATTGCCGGTAAAGGTTCCACCATTGAGTTGTTATGGGATTCGGTTACATCGGCCTGGACGGTGATCGACGCTGGCAGTCAGCTTTCCGACTCAGAGGTTCCGTTCCCATACACCATCAACCTCAGTTTGTTCTGGCGCTCGAAAGCTGCCTACATCGAAATGACCGGTAACATCAACTTGCTGGATGTTTCAGGCTCAAACGTACCGAAGGGAACCACAGTTACGCTTCGCCTGAAGGCAAATGCAGCGTATAGCGTTAACAACTGGACTGGCGTCACTTGGGGGGCTATCACGCCGGTTGGAGCAATCGCAGCTGGTGTAACAGTAGTCATCCAGATGTACTACACGGGCTCGACATACCTGGTGGTTGCCGTAAATCGGTACTGACCCGTGTATATTGCGCGCATCGAATAAAGGAGTTGATGATGCGCGTCGCTGTTTTTCTTGCGTCAATGGCTTTCAGCCTTTCCAGCTTCGCTGGGCTCAAGTCGCAGTTGGATGACCACCTTGCATGCCCGGCGCCGGAGCCTGGGCAATATCGCATTCTGTTCATCGGCGACAGCATCACCCGCCACTCATTCAGCGAAGAGACTATTCGCAACCTCGGGTGGGGGCACGTATCCGGCATGGCCGCCACCAGCGACAAGATGGACTTCCCTGCCGTTGTTTCTCGTTTGATTCAGCAGGATCGAGGTCAGCCGGTTGTGCGCTGCTATCACACCTATGGCGGTGGCGGCAGCATTGCCGAGCGAATCCAAGGCTTCAAGAATGTTGTCGACACGAAGCCCGACTTGGTGGTGATCCAGCTCGGCGAGCACGATGATGCCGAGGCCGATGTCTACAAGTTCCGCTTCGACTATGGCCGACTTCTGGATCTGGCCAAAGGTATGAGTAGTCACCCTAAGGTGGTCGCGGTGGGCCCTTGGTATCCTTCAGCGCTGGAGTCGAACGGGATCTATCCTGCCGACCAGGTCAAAATCGACCAAGAAATGCGCTCAATCGCCTCGTTGAAGCGGGTCCCATACAGGTCCGTTTCTGACATTGCGGCGATCCTAGGGACGCAGGGCCGCGGCACGTCCGCCGGCGTAATGTGGCACCCGAATGACTATGGACACTCCCTGTACGCCCAAAAGATATTCGAGATGTACAAGCAAAACTGACCCTCATACCCAAACTCATACAGCCCGCCAAGCGCGGGCTTTTTTGTGCCTGGAGAAAACATGGCCAGACTCACCGACGCCCAGGCCGGAGGAGCGAACGTGCTCCGGTTTCTGGATCTCATCGCCTTTTCAGAGGGCACCTCGACCGTCAAGGCGAGCGAAGACGGTTACAACGTGTTGTATGGCAAAGGCCTGTTCCAAGGCTATGCCGATCACCCGCGACGGCTTATCACACTGCCCATCAACGGAAAGTCGGTGACCAGCAGCGCGGCCGGCCGATACCAGTTCCTCGCGGGTACATGGGATGAAGTCGTCTCCAAGTATGGTTTCAAGGGGCGCTTCACGCCCGAGGCCCAGGACCTAGCCGCGATCAAGAAGCTAGGCGAGCGCGGCGCCCTGCGGCTAATCAAGGATGGCCGTATTTCCGAGGCGATCGCCAAGTGCTCAAGGGAATGGGCCAGTTTCCCCGGGAACAACTACGGACAGAATCCGCACAAGTTGGAAAAGCTCTTGGTCAAGTGGAAAGAGCTAGGCGGGGTGCTGGCATGACGATCAAGACGATTGGCCGCTGCCTGGGCCAGGCCGATGACGGTTCGCTCTGGTTCTTCTGTAGTGGGTGCAATCTCCCTCACAGCCTGAACGTGGGAGCGGGGCCTGGGCCGCGATGGGGCTACAACGGTAATGCCGAGTCACCCACCTTCACACCGTCGGTTCTGTCTCGGTACCGGATGGGCAGCAAGGAGACTATCTGCCACTCCTTCGTCACTGATGGTCGCATCCAGTACCTGAATGACTGCACGCATGGGCTGGCGGGCCAGACGGTCGACCTGCCGGACTGGGAGGCGTCATGGAACAGTTGGTGAGGCTTGTGCCGACTTGGTGCTGGTGGCTGATCGCTCTGGTGCTGTTCGCCGGCGGCCAGCAGTACCGGGTGGTGGTTGCCCAGGGCGAGACAGCCGAGGCTCGTACCGAACTGGCCGACTACCGCCTGGAGGTTTCAGAGCGCGACCGGCGCGCGACCGCCCAGGCCAGAACCGAAGAACAGCGCCGCCAGGCCGTGGCGGACGAAGCAGACAGGAAAGCAGATGAGAAATACACCGATCTTGAAGGCAGGGCTGCTGATGCTGAGTTTCGGGCTGTCGGCCTGCGTGGGGAAATCGCCCGACTGCGCGCCGGGCACCGAGCCACCTGCGATACCATCGCTGCCCAGCAACGCCAGGCAGGAACCTCTGCCGTCGTGGTGCTCGGGGGATTGCTTGAAGACTCTGACCGAATGGCGGGAGACCTCGCGACAGCGCTTGAGCGAAGCCGAATAGCCGGCCTGGCTTGTGAGGCGGTGGTCGACAGGATGAAGTCGACCCGCTGACCGGCAGTTGTCCACGAGCCGCTATGGTGGATACGATACTGTATCGATATACAGCATTGGTGCAGCATGTACTTTCTCCTCGTTCGCCGCCGCGTGAATGGCGTGGCCATCCCTTCCGATCAGCTCAGGAAGATCCAGCCCCTGCGGGCCGACATCCATATTGGCGACCACCACAGTGAGCCGCTGGGCCGGGTGTCGACCCAGGCTTGGGTGTTCAACCCCTCGCCCGGGCCAGACATCATCCCCCGGCTGCACGACGCCAAGGTCAATGGCATGGCCCAGCTCGGCATCAACATCAATGGCGTGGAGGAGGTCGACGGAGTGCTGTATGCGCAGTCGTGGTGGTGCAGGGCAGAATGAAGAATGGAATTCCACAGGCCTGGATGGCCGAGCTAAGCGATCAGGTTGCTCTGGTGACTGATCCTGATGGCCGCGCTGCGGTGCTCAGTGAGATGGCCTATGCCGCTCGCCGGCGGCTGGATGTCGATGACAATGACCTGGTCGACATGCTCGAGCTTGCCGAGGCAGGCAGGATGTGGGCGCTGATGGAGCACGAGGAGGCTTGGGCTATTGGTCTCTTCGGGGATTACGATCCTGACCACTATGGCGGACACCAGGTGATCAAGGGTTCCGGAAAACCGCCAAGCTGTGAGTAGCTATATAAAGGAAGGGAAACGGTCGGCAGAACGCCGGATGCAGGCCGAAGCCCGTGGGGAGATTTTCGGGGGGTTGTGAAAATTGGTTCTGCACAGTGCGGCACCGTTTGCAGCGAGCGCCCGCTCTATGCCTTGGATTTAAAGGCGTTTCGTACATCCCGCACGCATGGGGTGCAAGGGGTCGAGTGTTCGAATCACTCCGTCCCGACCAAATAATCCCAATGACTTAGCCACCCACGGGTGGCTTTTTCATTTTTGGGCATAGTAACTTTTCAAGTGACTTCGCCTTTTTCCTCATCCGATTCTGCTCTTCACAATTGTCAGTGCCGGCCCGCGCGAGTCGGTGGCCAATACCTTGTTTGCTGCATCAATCTTCTGACCAATCTCCGCTCCGGAGTAATGACGGGTCACGCTTCCGCTCTTGTGGCCAAGTAGCGACTTCCGATCTTCCAAACTCACAGCTGCTGCTTTCAGTCTACGTCCGAATGTATGCTTCAGGTCGTGAACCTTGATGGAAGCGAACCGGGTATTTCTTTCCGGCTTCGACCATGAACGCCGCAAGGTCGTGATGCCTTTGCTCATAGCGATGAAGGTGTCGCTGGTAGCGCTCTGAACCTCTAGCGGATACTTTTCTTCAGTATGACTTCGTCCTTGCCGCTAAAGCGGCTGACTTTGAAGGAGGAGGAGATGTTTAAATGAAAGGAAGGTTCTGCCAGCACATAGTTTGCGCCGAGCTCGAAATGATGAGGCTACAGGCGTAGCCTCGAATAAAGTGGGACGTTAGCGGAATACGCCGGACTCTTCTGCGCTTTCGAGCCTGTCTTCTCGAGGGTTCTTTTCAAAGCGCGCTACTTTTTTGTATATAAGGCGATCCTTTTCGTCGCTCTCCTTTGCGTCGTTGAAAACTTCAAGAGTATTGTCGTCAATGATTTTCACGTGCATTGACCCGGCGCTTTCATCGTCCCAGAGCTCCACGTACCCGACGCGCCCGCTTTGTCGCGCGTAAAGCTCATATGGAGCAGCTCGAACTTGCTCTTTGTCATAAATAAATCGCTGCATTCCGAAGTACAAGCCGTTGACGGCTCGATCACTGGTGACATTCGGTATGGGGTTCGGGATTGAAGTAATAATGAAGCCAGCCCCATTGTCAGCGGCCCACTTGTAACCCTCCATCACTTTCTCAAGGGCTTTAATTTGAGCGCCATATTCCCTGCTAGATCTATCCTGCGGTAGCTCCTGATACTGAAAATCCAGCCGGGCGAAAGCAGTGCTCGAGACGCCAAGGAGGCAGCTGAGCGCGATGGCAACTTTCAACGTCAT